ATCCTTTAGAGTCTCGCCATCCAGACTTAATCTTAGCAAAGATTGATGCCTCGACTCCCACAGAGAAATAACGAGGAATATCTTTGGACGGACCCCTTAGAGCAAATGCCAAAATTTCATCTTGACATTGGTTGCAATTATGGGCTGAACTTAAAGCTGGATTGCTGTATAATATACCAATGGTATCTTCGTAAGCAAAGAAAATAAAATCTTTAATATTTCCTTCTTCAAAGAAACCATCTTTAGTAAGATAATCAAAAAACTTATCTTTTATTTCTAGACTCATAGCTCTTCTTCTGGAATGATTTTAAAAGAATCTAAATGATATCCGAATCGAACTAATCCATCATTGCCAACAAAAATTCCATGACCTTTCATGCCAACAACTTCTCCCAAATAAAGAACGGGCTCTCCATTCTTCCAGGGATAAGGATATTTTTCCTGAATTTCCTCTGAAAGAAATGGAGTTACTAATTTGTTAATTGGAAGAGGCTGATCATCTAAATCAGTCCAAGTTTCCATTTGTTGCTTATCCTGATAGAGAGTCATAGCCGTCATTCTCTTCTTTGATTCGCTTTTCAGCCTCATCATATTCTTCCAGAGTGCAATATCGACAGAAAAATCCAAAATAACTTTTCTCGTAAATTTTTCCAGTCTTCAAGCAACGATGACGAATTACATCCTCATCCTTGGAAACATAAACAATCTCCCCTCGATAATTGCTACCGTCAGCCGGTCGAATAATCATTCCAACTTGATATTGATGCTTCGTTTCCATAATATCCTCGCCCTCCTAACATAGCTCACCCCACCGTTCCCGTCAAGCCTCAAAAAAATATTATTTTTTTTGGAACTATTTGAAACGGCGGGTTTCTATCCATTTATCCCTTAACCCTTAGGAGATAAATAATGAATCAAAATAATGTTTCGGTTTCTAAGAATGATGAATTTAACTACAGCTTTGTTCAGGCTATTCCTGACATTCCCCCAGAAGAAACGGATAATCTTAACTCCACATCCTACCAAGTTAAGATCTTTTGGGGTAAAAATTTAATTCATCTAGCTCAAATCAATTCTAACAAATCTTTTACTATAGGAGAAAATCTTGGCTGTGATTATTATTTTCCAACCAGTCAGTTAGGGTTGGAGCAGCTAGAGCTAGTTTCTCCAAGCTCACAACATATCACCGTCCAACCACCAAGTCAAGAGCCTGTTCAACTATCTTTGGGCGAATCGACCGAAATTAAAATTTTAGAATTTTCTTTTGTGGTTTTCGTACAAAATTCAGGCAAAGTTATCGGAAGCAAATTAAAACTCAATAAAGAATCTGTTGGCTTTTTTGGATTATCTTTAATGATGCACTTGTTTTTTTTAGCAGCATTTTTCTTTTATATGCCCGCTTTAAGTGCTTCTGAAGATGGGGAAATGTCAATGGAGCAAAGATTTTTATTGCGACAATACTTAGCTGCCGCAGCAGAAAAAGAAACCAAACAAGAAGAAAACACTTTAACGGAAAATAGTCCAACCATTTCTGGAGGAGAACAAGGAGCTAAATCCAAAGGTAGCGAAGGAACAATGGGTAATTACTCCTCAACTGCAAATAAAAGATATGGAGTTGCAGGTCCGCAAAATAATCTCGATCCTCATATAGCTAGACAAAATGCTTTAAGAGATGCCATGGAATTCGGGATGATAGGATTAATTAGTTCTGGTGCGGGCGGAGATCCTAATTCTCCAACGGCACCTTGGGGACGGGATGATTCTTTAGGAAATGATTTGTCCAGTGCCAATGGCAATATGTGGGCTCCCGAAATTGGAGAAGGGTTCGGAAGTAATGGTTTAGGGCTGTCTGGAATTGGAGAAGGTAGCGGAGGACCAGGGGAAGGAATTGGAGTAGGAAATAATATTGGCGGACTAGGTAACAATATGTTTCAGGGTTTTAGTAGTAGCAGACCTTTGCCTGGAAAGCATGTACCTAAGTCAATCGTGATGAGGCAAGGAGAGACGGTGGCATCTGGAAGAATTCCCCCGGAAATAATCAGGCGCACTATTAGACAAAATTTCGGACGATATCGCGCATGTTATGAGGCTGGACTAAGAACTAATCCAAGCTTAGCTGGCAGAGTAGCTGTTCGATTTGTAATTGGTAGAGATGGCTCAGTAGCACAATCAGGAAATGGCGGTTCGGATTTGCCTGATGCTGGAGTTGTTAATTGTATTGTGGGGGCATTTAGGGGGTTATCATTCCCTCAGCCTGAGAATGGAATTGTGACGGTAACATATTCCATTCAATTAAGTCCTGGATGAGAGAGAGCTAAATGTTAAAACGAAAACCGGCAATTTAGGTTGCCGGTTTTATTTCAAGAGTAATTGGTAAAGTTTCTTGGATCTGAAACTGTTTTAACTTTAGCTTCTGGAGGGAGAAATCTTTTTTCCAAGGCTTGTTTAGCTTCTTCCATGGTTAGATATTGAATTTCATCGGAAGAGCTTTCGCCTTTGTAATATCCTTTTTCATCTCTCTCAGCCCACCAAACTCTCCAAATATATTTAGCTTCTGGATGACCATCGTTGCGGTAATGAGTAACATAGCCAAATTCGTTTCGCATGATGTAAACTTGGCTTGGTTCTGGATTGTTATCGATTCTATTTCGGGTAATCCAACCAATTAAGCGGTAGCAATTATCCTCAAGATCAAATCGATCAATGGCATAATTTTGATTCCAAGTAGCTTGAAATGTTTCCATGGTTTTAATTATTGCTCCTCAAGATTCGATTAATTTAAGAGAAGAAGCTAATGGCAACATTCCCCCTGACCAAGATCCTAAATATAATCTTGGATATCTCTTTTTATCTTTTTGATCGCGAAAATAATCAAAAGCTTCTACGCTTTTTTCAGATTCAAAAATAGCTTCAAAATGACCGCCACTCTCGCTTGGAACGAGAACAAAAAGATATTCTTTCATATTTTTTTCCTTTTAATTTAAACTTCAATGTAGCTCATTCAATAATTGAATTCTATCTGACAAACCATTGTCAATAGCTTCTTTACAGCTTTTAATAAAGGAATCTACCCCATTTTCGTTCCTATTTGAAGAATTATTTTTCATACAAATTACGCCTGGAATATCAGGCAATACGTGGCTAATATTATAATAATATCTAATTGTATTTACACCAATTAAATGTATCCCATCGGGACATTGAAAGCCAAAACATAGCATTTTAGTGGCATCATAAGGCGCTAAAACATCTTTACCAAACTTAGCTGTTTTATTTCTAAGAGCTAGTAAATAATCTAAAACTGTTCCATGAATTATCTTTTGTGCCATATTAAACTTCAATTCCAATTTTAACTAGATCTGGCTTGTCGCATTTGTAATTGTGCTGTGCCCATTTTTGATCTGGATGAGCATCTACCCATTGTTTGTAGCTTTGTTTGCTATATGCGATCTTGTCTCCGAGAGTAAAAGTATCAGGCAAGCTTAGAGTTTCAAGCAATGCTTTTAAATTATCTGCATTAAATTTTGCATAATAGTAAGCGCAAGGATGAATGTAAATATTACCTTGGTAAGAAAAGCATTTTACATTGAAATTTGCATGATGAGCTTTCTTTAGCTGCATGTCAAAACCGCAAACAGCTTCTCTATGTTCAAGAGAATATTCATCATCGGGCGGGATGCTATCTGGATTATATTCTGGATTTGGAATTGATTCCCACCACCCATAAGGGGATTTAAAATCAAATTGATAATGATCAAACTCTTTAGCTAAGAGTTCTTTCAATTCGGTTAGATTTAGCTCAGAGTTAATGCAGAAACAATCTTCTAATTTCATTTTTGCTCCAGTTCTTGAATTTTAGCTTTCAAGGTTTTAATTTCTTGAGATAGGGCTGCGATTTTTAACATCAAAGCATCTCTTGTTAATTCCGAATCTTCAACCTTCGCATATTCTTGATGGATGAAATCCAATTCGGCTTGAACTGCATCTCGTTCCTTATAAGCTAATTGAATGGTTTTGGCTTGCTTGGCAATGGTTAAACAAGCCTGAGAGCAATATTGATAATCATCTTCTCCGCAAATAATGAATGTTCCAGGAACTACTCCTTGGCATTGATGTTCGGAAAGTGGTTCTTTACAAATCTTAGCTACAGTTTCTTTTACTTGTTGAATTTTTTGTAAAACTTCAGAATCAACTTCGTGCATTTGATCTGCTAGTAATTGACCTTGATGTTTTTGAAGTTCCTTTTCAACATTTAATCCAGAAGCAATTAGCTTGGTCATATGCTCTTTTTCCAAAGAAAGATTAAGCGTTTCTGTATTTGATTCTGTCATCAAAGATAGAATATGCTCATCTTCTGCTTCGCAAATAGATTTTCTAGCGGCTTCAATTTGTTCTGGCGTCGGATAATTATGAATTGTTTTTTCTTTCATGAGTTCGCCCGCTACCTTGTAAACTTCATCATCGGAAAGATCCGACATGTAAACTGCTTGAAATATTTTAGAACTATCTTTAGATGACATGAAATCACTTCCAATTATCGCAGCAATTGTTCAATTTGAACTCGTCATATATGATGTAAAATTCTTCGTCTGAAATAGAATTATATTTTTTACAAACCTTGTCTAGGCGATTATAGAATTTTACAATCTTATTATTAACTTTATTAATTTTTGGCTGCATGGTCTCTTCAATTTTCTTTTGAAGAAGAACATTAAAATTAACAATATGATTATCACCGGGTTGCACATTATATTGTGCGCTGGCATCTTCGCCCCAACCATAACCAACTTTAATTGGGAGATTAAGATTCAAGTTGATTTTAACTGATTCTATTTTTCCAGTAAATAGAATTTTCATTTGCTTAGCTAGAGATTTTCTGATATCTTTTGGAAGTTTAGATTTGCTTTTCATTTTTTTGCCTCATGCATTTGAACAAATTTTTTCGCTTCTTCTAGGCGAATTTGAAATTCCTTGACTTCTTCTTGCTTAACCCAAAGCTTCCATTCTTTTACTTCTTGTTTGTAAGCCTTATAATCTTCTTGATATTTAGCAAGAGCTTTTTCGTAAGCTTTAATTTGTTTATTGTAATTTGGATTTTCTTTTTCTTGTTCAACTATTGAATATATTTCAAGAGAAGGTTCGTCATCATAGTCATCTGCTTTCTTGAATTCTAGATAAATACTATCAAGTGGAACATCTTCTTTAAGAAGATCGCTTAGCTTGAATTTAGTATAATCATATAAAAGTTTGTTACCAAGATATTTATGGCTAACTTGCTCAGTAATAGTTTTAGGTGGCGCTGTTGGCTTGCTCGGCGCACTAGGCTTTGAATGCTTCCACCAGCCTTTTCGCTTCTTAATTTCTAATGTGTTATTTTTTGTTTCGCTCATAACAACTCGCTACTTGTTTTAGTTTTTCAATGACAACTTCCCTTAGATTATGCATCAAAGAATCAAGCCTGTCAATGTCGGAAAGAAGCTCTCTAATATCAGAGGCTTCTAGTTGATCAGAATTACAAGATCGATAATGGGCGTCTTCGTCTATTCCTTGTTCAATTAAATGCTCAATCAAATCAAGAATGATCTCATCTTTAGTTGGAGAAAAGAGTCTTCGTTTTTCTCCCTCAGTTAAGGGGATTGATGGAGTTTCTTGCATAACATGCCAACCATCTTTGACTAATTGATCGGTGAACTCCTTTGGAACAACAGGAAATGTTGGCTTTTTCATATTCACCTCAACTCATAACCTAGAGCAGAAGTAAATTCCATATTATTTTCTGGAATAATTCCGATATTAGAATCCCATAGTGCAGTAAACTTATCCTCTCGCAGCATATCCAAAAGATCTTCCTCGCTCCAATCTTCATCGTTAAAACCGGAATTAAGCTTATGATAAGTCAGAGTGTAACTGTCTCCAACAAATTGTGGAACTTTGGTAATGAGATGTGGAATGTTACTGGGTCCAAGGAGAACTGTATTGTGAGCGAAAAGATTTTCCGGCTCCTGACTTAGATCCACAAGTTCGGATGCAACCTTATCATTTTGCAAAAGCTCCAGCATAACCTTGTCTGCGGCACTTTTGCGAAACCGAGTGGCGCTACCAATATCATTTACCCACCCTTGACCCGAAATACTATAAAACATCGGACCATTATATGAAAAACCTGGATCAGTTAGCATAGAATGGAATTTAATAACAAACATTGCTTCTTCTTTAGCAACAGGCTTTTTCAAAACAGTTTTCTTTACAGGTTTTTTAGATGACATAATTATTCCTCACTTACTACTCTTAGATGATTTCAATTTTAACTTGGACGGGAACTGGTGCAAAATAATCCGTCATAGAGCCATGGTCAAATTCAAAATCAAAAGGAAAATCCTCTGCTCCACGAGTATAAACCTGGGCAGGTCGCTTAGAATCATTGGGGTCGGCTGTAGGAGAGCCTTTACAAGTAACGAAACTACCACGGGAAAACGACCCACCACTTCCAAGTCCAACTTTAGATCGGGAAACTTTTTGAGTGCAAAAAACAATATATTTTCCGCCACGCTTAATATTTTTAAAAATGTTCTTCTTCATGATTTTATCCTTTAAATCAGAAATCATCCCCGGTCAATAACAAATGCGGATTCTCGTTGTAAGGATCGCTCATAAACGATAACTCGACGTAAGTTTTTATCAAGTCCTTACCCTCTGCCATTTGCAGCAGCCGAGCCAAAGAAATTTTTTGTTCGTACCATCCAAAATCTTCCATAATGGTTGATCCATCGGCGGTTTTGGATTTAATTTCTTTTGATTCAATCGGTTCTGATGATTTCTTTTTTGGTCGCGCCATAATAATCTTTCCAACTATCCGGGAAAATTGGATAGTTCAATTGTTCAATAATTCCTAATAGCTCACTTATTTTCTAACTCTTGAACTTTAGCTTTTAATTTTTCAATCTCTTCTTGCAGCATTTCCAATTCAATTTCGTAACTAATATATTTTTCGTTGAGCAAATCAGGAATCCAACGAAAATTCCTGGAAAAAGTTTGATCTTCTGGCTCGCCAGCATCCGATTCAATAATCCTGGCTATCCTGCCATCACGAAAAACTTCAACTAGAAAATTACAATATTTGTAATCGCCAGCAAGATCAGTTACATTTGTCGAATCAATTAATCCAAGGTCTGTCAATTCATCACTGGAAACAATTTGAAATGGCTTAAAAATATCTTTCTTATCGCTCATGAGAACTCCTGGCTGCAATATAACGCAGCAAGAATTCTCTGTCAAGAAAAAAATAAGGAGGAACTTGCGCCCCTCCTTAATTCATATTATTTAATAACGCAGTGCGTCAGCTATCTCTCCACAAATTATTCGCGGCAAATGCGAGGATTTGTTCAGCAGATTCAGGAGTATATCCATAATCCTTAACCATTGTCTCTATCATTTCATGGTACTTCTCCTGTTGCTCATCATCACGAGTCTTAGACTTTGTAACGATACGAGCAACGCTCTTGACCGAACCAATTAAGAATGATTCAATTGCTTCTTTGAGAGGCTCATAAGCTGTGTAATCAATCTTGTCACCACGTCGCATACGAGAGAACATATATGCTGTGACATCGCTTCTGAAACCGTCTTTTGAAGAACCTGTAATTCCAATTTGTTCTTCAATTGATTTCATGAAGTTTTCATCGGGTTGACGTTCTTCTTTGGTTACTCGATCTTTGAGCTTGGTACGAGTTGTATAAGCTTCTGCATGATCTAAGTAGTTAGAGAATAGTGCCTGAGCTTGTTCTTCGTAAGCTGAGATAAATGCCTTGGCAATTTCAGTTTCAAGAATCTTTAAGTATTCTTCTCGAATTACCTTCTGCAAAAGCTCCAAGCAATATGCTTTAAATTGTTCGTCAACAATTTGCTCTTTAACCATTTTCTGCAAGCTTTCCATTACAGATACGGGTGTAATCATTCCTTTTTCAGAATTTGTCAAGGCATGATCGAGAGCTTTTGTAATGAAACGAGTTGAAATACCATCTAAGCCTTCATGTTTAGCTTCTTCACGAAGATCTCTGATATCAACTTTCTTGACTCTGCCTTTTTCAATAATATCTTCACCATTATAAATTTTCATCTTGGTGAGAATGTCACATTTGCTGGAAGTCTTAAGACGTGACATTACTGAAAACATAGAAGCAATCTTTAATGTGTGAGGTGCAATGTGAGCTTTGAAGTCTGATTTGCCCAACATCTTTTCGTAGATTTTAATTTCTTGATTAAGCTCAAGGCAATATGGAACAGTAATCTTAACGATACGATCCATGATAGCTTCATTGGTGTGTTCTGACTGGAAACGATTCCATTCTGCTTCGTTACAGTGAGCGAGGATTACACCGTCGAAGTGCAACATGTCGCTCTTACCAGGAGAAGGAACTCGTTTTTCTTGGGTAGCAGTAATGATAGTATGTAAGAATTCAATTTCATTCTTAAATACTTCAACCAATTCTACGATACCACGATTACCTACGTTAAATGCGCCTGTTAGAGATAATGCTCTTGGATCATCTTCGGAGTATTTATCAAGTTTAGAAATATCAACTGATCCAACTAATACAGATACGTCTTGGCTATTGGCATCCATTGGAGGAACAGCAGCAACACCACGGCGAGCACGTTGAGAGAAGGTCGTTTCTTCTACTTCAAAGTTTTCGTATTTGCCATCAAGTTCAGTCATAAGTTTATGACGAGCTACTGGAGAAATATCGCCTTCGATTTTAACTCCAAGAGTTTTTTCAAATGAATCTCTTAGAGAACGAGGAATAAGTTGTAAAGGTTCGCCACGGTGGGGGTCGCCTTTAAGATGGAAATAAGGTTTGCCATCGAGAGCTTTTTTGATGTGTTCTGTTAGGGCGGATTTACCGGCACCGACTGGACCCATAAGCAAAAGAACTTGGCGAGATTCTTCGCCTCTTTGAGCGGCAGAGGATAAGAATGACATGAGTTGGCTGATAACATTTTCCATTCCGAAAAATTCATTTTCGAAGTATTTGTAAATCTTTAATGATTCGCCGTCAAAGATTTTGTATTTGCGGCTATCTGAATCTGGCATTGGATAGGATCCATGTTCTGCCAAGGCTTCATAAAGTCTTTTATGGGAACTTTTAACAATGGATGGATCTTTTTCTACCATCTCAATGTAATCCATTAAAGTTCCTGAAAACTTTTTCTTTTGCGATGATGCTTCACGAGCGGCTTGAATTTGTTTTAATAGTTCTTCTTTGGTACTCATATCTTTAAATTTCCTTAGGCTAGTCAATTGAGGTGAGTGTGTCGTTAATTCTTGCTAGGAGTCTGACTCGATCTCCCCATAAACTTTTTACATGATCTACAACTTTGCGGGCATGGTCGGCGTCTAAATCTCGCCCATCATGTTCATGGCGAAGTATTAGTTCTCCATTCCTTCTTACTTCCTCGACGAGAATAACTGGAATTGAACCGCCACCTACAGAAGTAGCTAATTCATCTCGAATGTTTTTCCAACCTTCTTCATCTGCAACATCATCTATAACTATAGATTTATTGCGTCTCTTAGAATAAGAGAAGAGGTTTAATTCAGAACAAAGCTCTTCATCAAGATATTGACGAATAAAAGATCCATCATGACAGGCTTCACGAGCAATTAAACATTCTTCCCATCCGAATTTCTTTTCGATGTGAGCAAAGATGTGAAAGCCTAAATGATATGGATTAATTCCGCCGATATGAGGACGTACAACCTGGTTATGAGATTTGATAATTGGAAGATGTAATTCGGAAGGCAATTCAAGATCATGGCAGATTTTATAATGAACTGCACATGAAAATCCTTCATTAGCTACCTTAGTTTGAATTTGCGCCCAGAAATACTGACCTTCATCTCTTAGAGTTTCAATAATATCTTTTTTCCAATTGGGCAATTTAGCATTTTCAGAAATAAAACCTAAAATGTCATAATCAGGCTCTAAAGGTATAGTATCTAATCGTAATTCTAATTTTGTCTGTTTAGACCTGTCATTTTCTTCTTTGGCTTTTTTTAGCTCTTCAATTAATTCATCTCTGATTTCGTCTTGGCTTCTGCGGCGCAATCCATGCTTAGTAGTTTGAAATTGAATGGCATGACAAGCATCAATTACTTTTTCAACTTCATCAATGCCAATGGTAGGATCTTCTACGTAAGACTGAATGCGTTTTTTAGCTGCTCGCATTCTTTGAACAACATTTTCGGGTCGGGTATTTTTAAACATTCGATTGTTTTTAAAGAAATCGGAATGACCCGCACAATGCGCCATAATTAAAATCTGCAAAGGCAAAGGATTTTCCCTCATCAAATAAGCAATGCTTGGATTGGAATTAATAATCAATTCATAAGGAAGACCTTCCATTCCAAGATTATACATAGCATGAGTACGTTCAAAGGCTTTTCCAAAAGACCAATGATTATACATGCTAGGCATACCATGATGTGCCATGGCTCCAATCATTTCATAATAATCTATGGTTTCATATTCAATTTCGTAGGGATCTAACTTATACTTATTGACGGCAATATCCCAAATTTTTTCGTCCCACTGCATTAAGTCATCAAGAGAATAATCCATCAGCCACCATCCTTTTCTGCGCCGCCTAGAATAGTCTTAAAAGCTTTCCAAACATCTTCTTTTTTAATGATATAAGCGGTTTGAAGATTGCGACCTTTTAAAGGCTGCAATAAATCATATATGGTTTGATAAGAGCCGCTTTCATAAGAATATGCCATATTGTTCTTATCTGGATCGATTTCGCAATAACCAAATAATTGACAGATTGATTTTAATGCTACGACTTCTTCTAGGTATTTTACATTGTCCGTAGCAAAGTTATCGCCATCGCTGCATTGGAAAGTATAAATATTCCAAGAAGATGGATGATACCGCTTATCAATGATTTCACGGGTTAATTCTATGGCTGTGGAAACAATAGTGCCACCGCTAGTATATTGAGTAAAGAAAGCTTCCTCATCAACTTCTCTAGCTTCCATATCGTGGGTAATGAAAACCAATTCAATTTGTTCGTATTTAGAACGAAGAAACTGATACATTAAAAAGCAGAAGCTTCTTGCTAAGAATTTTTTATCTTGTGACATGGAGCCCGAAACGTCCATGATAAAAAAGATAACTGCATTGGTGCAAGGTTCTTCTTTTTTCTTATAGTGCCTATACTTGAGATCATCTTCGTGGAATGGAAATGTCTCACCTTCTTCAGCTTTATCAGGATCGAAGCCCGCTGCTTTCATGCGCTTAATTCGAGCAATGGCAGATTTTTTACGATCCAATCGAGGCATAATACCATCGGATCGATATCCGTTGCGTTTTAATTTTTCATTATTAATATTGGCAAGTTGGCGGCGCTCTAAGTCTGGAAGCTCTAAATCGTCAAAAAGATATTGAGCGAGTTCATCTAGAGTAATTTCTACATCATAGAACTCTTCGCCTTTTTCATCGCTACCTTTTCTGCCCGGACCTTGAGCTTGGTCATCGCTGGCATCACCAATTTTCTGACCACGTTTAATATCTTTGCCAGGAGCAGAGCCTACTTGTTTACCGGAATTATCTCCATAGATAAAACGATATTCTTTAATGCCTCGAACAGGAATTTTGAATTTTTTATTGCCGTTCTGACCCATGATGGATTCATCGGCAACAATTCCGTGAATTCCTTGCTTAAGGGCGTCTTCGATGCGCTTCTTATGCCTTCGACGATCAGAGGCAGAACGATCCGCAGTTGTTTTATGTTCTCGAAACACACTCATAATTTTAATGCCTTTGAAAAAGGTTTCTATAAACTATACCAGAAATTGGCTAGCTATTTAATAAATTCTTGTTCCGTGAATCGATCCTAACTCAACCGCTTTATCTACTGAAATTTGTTTGGGTGGCTCTCCATTGGGACCGTGAAGATATCCTACTACTCCTAGCTTTAACATAGGTATTTTTGTTTCTGGCTCATACCTAGAGAAAGTTAGTTTGGTTAAAACTTCAGTATAATCTCTGGGATTAATTTTAATTGATTGACAGTCCTCGGTAAACAAAACGTAATTGATTTTTTGGAAAAATAAATTTAATTCAGCAGCAGTCATGGCTCATACTCCTTTGGTAATATGGCTTGCCATCGACTTATCCACCATTTCATTTCTCTCAAGGTAGAAGGTGCTACACTAGCAAAGTCACCATGATAAGGAACATGCTGACCTCCCTTATCTTCTTTAGAACGAACTGCTGCTTCAAAAGTTTCTTTAATTAAAGAAAGCTCATCGAACAGTTTATCTCGCTGGCACCAAGGGCAAATCTGAGTTAAAGGCATTCCTTCCCAGGCAATCCAATGAACTTCATGAGCTTCGCAATATCTAGTTTGTTCAGGCATTGCAAGTTACCTTGTAGGTATAAGGACAATTAACGCTCATGCAAACAGAAGATTTTGAAAGATCATTGTTGCATTGGGGGCAATGAGAAGCAGCTTCTTTAAAAAGAGGAAGCTGTAATGGATTTACGATATTTGTTGTTTTAGTTTCTAAAATTGAAATTTTCTCTGTAAGAGTTTGTAATTGATTTTGCAGTTTTTCTATTTGGGATTTTAATTCTGATTTTTTAATTTTAGGCATATGATTTTTAAAGCTGCTCTTGAAGGTTAAAAGGCGAAATAAAATTCTTGACTATGTTTTTAGCTGTTTTTTGCCAATTGAGATTGGCTTTTTCACCAGCGTTATAATTCAAATAGTCAAAAATATTAATGTCATTACTATGTAGATTCTCTGCTTTTAAGATGGCTACTTTTTGTAATTTAACAGGAGAAAGTCTCCAAACTTCTTCTGTTACATCGACATCCAGCACTTCTTTGGAGGTTGGAGTATAATAATGCACCGGTTTGATTGTTTTTAATATTGAAATATCTTTATTGGATTTCAAGCACTCTCCAAGGGTAATAAAGCAACCTGAAATATTTTTTGAGAAACAAATTCTTGGAGTTTTAGGCTCTAGGTAACATCTATGTGAGCCAACTTTTTTAGGCACCCAAGTAAAAGGCTGGTCTGAAACATCTTCTTGAGTAATATGATATAAATATTCGGGGGTTTTTGAATTATGTTTTGGCATCAATAAATTTCCTTAAAACTTTTTCTATTTTAATCTTAGACTGTAATTGATATTTAATAGCAGATGGATTACCAGAAGTAAAATACAAATGTTTTTCTAGCTCTGATTTTTCCTGAGAAGAAAAGATATGAATTTTATTCATTGCGGTTTCTGATAGCCTCCAAACTTCTTCAGTGACACTAGAATCTACAACGTCAGTTGTTTTTGGTTGGTAATATGAGCTCATAGTTGAATAAAGATGCCATTCTTTATATTGAGTGGCGATGTAACCCAAAGATAGCAAACAACCAGAAACAGATAAAGAAAAACAAATCCTAGAAGTTTGGGGCTCAAAAGATGGTCGATTGATTCCAAAGCTTCTAGGATGCCAATTGATAAAAGACCCATGATCACTCGAAGCAAGATGATATAATCTTGCAGGCAAATGATTATGAGTCATATGATTTACTGCCACCAAACCCTGGCAAACAAAACGTGATTTTCTTCTTCAAATTTTACTTGACCTACTTTAACTCGAAATCCACAAACTCTAAGTTCTTCATCTGCTTGATTTTGTAAAGCGTCAACAGTGAGACCCTTGTCTAAAACTTCTGGTTTCCAAAAAATAGAACTGGGCAAACCATTTCGAAAAAAAACTTTTCCTGTATTTTCTAAATATAAAGCCATAAAATCTCCTTGCTCACTTTCTAAGAATTAGCCAATTGAACTTGCTCAACTCAACTTCTGCCTTATAACCTAATGATTTTGCATATTTTTTTATATCTTTGATTATGGCAGGTGTAATTTTATTATTCCAAGTATCTGAAATTGAAGCGTAAACAGTGATTGTATTGGGGTTATTTTTAAATCCCCTTAATGTATCGTTCCAAATTTGGATTGCTAAATCCATAAGATCTTTCAAGTGCCGGTTTTAAATTCTGAAAGCTCCTCCTGCCCTTCTGCGTCGCTGGCGGCTTGTGACACTAGCCCTGCCAGAGAGCCCCTAGAAGCAAGAGAGTGCATAGAAGGCAGACCGATCCCGCCGTTCTTCCCTGGTCGAATATCAAAAATACCAGGGCTACACAATGAAATAAGAGAATTAAGCACTTGAGCCTGTTCTTTGTCTGTTTTTCCAGGCAAAGCAAGTCCTTTAGCTGCAAGCCGGTGAACTGCTTTGATAACGGTCATTCGACCGTTATTTTGTTCAATCATTGAATGAAGCGTTGTAACAACGGTAAGAGGGTCCACTCGAAAATTCATAATGCTTTTCCTTTCTTTATTAAAAGACCATCTTGCTGATGGCACAACAATGATACTACGTCTCGATAAATCGTCAAGCTGAAAAATTAATTCTATTACCTTTACGCTGATTGCATTTCAAGCACATGACTTGCCAATTGCCAATGGCTTCTTTTTTTCCTTTCAAAGAAACTGGAATGATATGATCTAAAGTCAAAAAAGAATCTTTGGTTAAGAACCGAATCATATCATTTTCAAAAGAAACAGCATAAGCTTTTTCTTTGCAGCACACGCAAGCAGGACGATAAAAAATAAAAGATAATTTCCTCCTGCGACGTTTATTTTCGATGGAGGAAATTATCTTTTTTAGATAATTAAAATTGTCAATTGTTATCGTTGACATTTAAAGTTTTTTATAAGACTCGAAATACAAAGAAGATAAATTTTTTAAATAATGTTCTACATCTGAGCGATAGTATCCGCATTTTCCAAGAGCAATGCTGGCAGTATAAGGATCTCCCAAATCAAAATAAGGTAAAGCTCCTGAACATCGCTCTTTTAAATGTTGCCAGTAAAATTTGGCTCCTTCTTCAAAGGATTCAAAACTTCTGAATCTAGAACCCGCCACTCGATAATATGGTAACACCGGAGTTGTAGGATGACCTCCAATATTACCTAAATTATAATTATATACCTTTTTGCCTCTGCCGTTTTCAAAAGCAATTTGCGCCCAAGCCATATGTATTCTTTTATCTGAGGCTGGTTTATTAAAAACTTCTAAATGAGTTTTGGCTAGAAGTTCTTTTAAGTCTGTTTCCGAAATCTCCGTGAGAATTTTTTTTACTCTAAGTTTTTTAGAATCAGTTTCTTTCTTGACAAGATTATTTTCAACGCTTTGAATCGGAAGTTCTATCTTTTCTTCCATGGGCAATGATACTATCACTTGTTCTTTTATTATAGAATTGGATAGCTCGGAAGATTTTGATACATGTATTGGATATAAACACACTGAAAAAACTATAAAATATATTATCATTCTATGCCACATTATCCTACCTCCATGTAAGTTAACATAAGATATGTAGGATAATTAATAGGCTCGACAACTAAATCATCGATATTTCCAGCCGCAAGTCGATCGGCAAGAATAACATAGCAGACGCCCATCTGACATATTAGCTTCGGCATACGGGAAATAATCTTTGCATTCAACGCAGCTATGACCATAGCTTTTTAAAGAAACGCCTTTAGACTTAATAGAATCTACTGTTTGAATATTAATTAGATATACAGTGATAGATTTATCAATATTATCAATTAGCTTCCACCCCAAGCTTTTCCACTCATCAATTTCATCTTGATCAATGAAGCTCCAGCCTAAATTTGGATAATCGTCCGGAATCTGAATCATAACACAAACATCGTTACCGTCACTTAAATAAGTAGAATTTAACCCGATAATTTTAAATGGTAATGTTGGTAATTTTTCTAAATTTACATTATAAGGAATATGATCGAATAAAGCAATTTTTCCATTACTTTGATTTTCAATTTTAACTTCTACTGTATAGCCTGTGGCTAAATCTTTAAATGTTACTGACATAATTTTATTTTTTGTTAATTAATTCGTCAATCATTACAAAGGTTAAATTTAATAGATCTGCCTTAGACTCTAAAAGAGCAGCTTTAATATCATCTTGAGTAATCTCAGAGAGTTGTTCAGAAGTGCAAGAATTTGCTAAAGAAGTTCTAAAATGCTCTCCATCATCCAGTCCTTGTTCAAAGGTAGCAACAATAGCATCGGATAATATCTGAATGACTCTAGTTTTGTTTATCATTATTAATCTAAACCTAATAACATTAATAGAGTTATTTTTTAGAGCCCTGTTGCACCAAGCCCCAATATAAAGCTAATAATAAATATTGACTCATGATTTATCCATGGCGGTAAATTCGGGGGCTAACCAGCCCTCGACGTTTTCTAAGGCTTCCATCATAGTAGCGCATCCTCGGGTTCCAGGCAAAGGCTGTTCCCCTTCAACACAACCTAAAATCCACCAAATCTGACTGGCAAGATCTTTTTCCAATCTGGTTTTTCCAGTTGGAGTTAATTTTAAAACCTTGGCAAGTTTTAAAATTCTATTTCTTTTTTCTGGTAAGTTTTTCATAATCTTGATAACTCATTGTTGAGAAAAATGATTTGCTTGAATTGGATTCTGGGCTCGTTGGTTTAGATTGATTGTGAAAATCTCTTCCAACTTCTAATTGCAAATCTAAAAGAGCAATATGCAAGCTATTTAATTTTTGCCATTTCTGAAAAGAATCAAAGTTTTCTGCTGTTGGTTCAACTTTAAACTCTTCAACTAGCTGATTTAATTGATTAGCTAGCCCAGAAACTTTTAAAAATAATAGCTGATTATATTGCTCTTTTATCATAATTACCTTTTAACTAAAGAAAAAACCATTAGAGAAGGAATTAATATCACTGCTAACCAAAACAAATAAATCATTTTAACTTAAAATATGATTATTAATTGGTAGATATTCTAAAATCCCAACCTCAAGTATCAGGGTTTTTCTTCTCTTGGGTGGCGTTTAAGAATTTTCATAGCCGTTCCCCAGCGTTGCTTAGCTTTGGGCTCATTCTTCAAACATTTACCACTGGTATACACACTTAATACGTCATTATTAGAATTGCAGGCATTGATTGATTTTCGAACCATTTCCAAACCAACTTTAAAGCATTTTTTGCGATCTTCTACTAGATCTTTGCCTTTCCAAGCTTTCATTTCTTCAGAGCCAATTTTAACATTGGATTTACCTAGATTGATTTGCATAAGACACCAAGAGCGTCCGTTATCTCCACGAGAATGTCCTTCATCTACGGATTTATGAAAGCTGCTTTCATATAAAGCCAATGAAGATAGCACGGCAGCAGTACGATACAGATTATCTGAGGATTCAAATAATGGATCTGAAGTAGTAATAACTTCTGCCATATCATTTGCGATAGATTGATAGCGGGTCTTCATTTCTTCTACTGATTCTTTTGAATATTTAGCTGCTCTTTCAGGATTAGAAAGAGTAACAAGAACAGCAAAAATCCATGTTGATAGTGTTTCCATAAAAAAAGTATCCTATAAGCTTCGGTTACAAAGCTTGGTTAAAGAGCGAACGCTCCGAGTTTACTTGATGTAGGTAACTATAACGCAATGTGCTACATTGTGTCAAGTCAATTAAATGCGATAATATTAATGGTTAGGAGTTGGTGGTGATGATAGCTTTGCCGTCCCAAGCCTCGACGTAACCGTAAACATCTTCATCAAGGTTATTAACAAAATTGGTTAGTTTTTCCAAATCCATAGGAAGAATTAAAATGTCAGCAGTGATAAGCTTTCCGATTTCTTTAGAATTCAAGTCTACAAATTCAGCAATATCATCAATTCTATTGCCATTTCCTAATGGATCAAAAAAGACAGCAGCAGGTGCATCTGGAAAATGAGTTTCCAGCCAAAAATAAATTAAATCTCTGTGGGTTGGAATTTGATAGATGTTCATTTTTTTCTCCTTAAAAAGGAATCCCGCTTAACATTGCTATTAAGCGGGCGATTTGTCCGACCTCACGGACTTGAACCGTGAACCGTTGCGTTATGAGCGCACTGCTCTAACCAAATATTGAGCTAAGGTCGGGAAATTATTCACTATTTTACAGTCTTGTTCGTCTCACCTTCATACTATAACTCACTTTGTTTCGCTGTCAAGCCTCTATTTCTTGAAGGAATCTTGGCTCGACAAGGAAATCATAATGTCAAGGCAATCAACTTGTAAGAATTACTTAATAGTTCAAATTAAAAAGCCCTCTATTTCTCGAGGGCTTTTGTTCAATCATCGGCTACCGCCTCTTCATAATCAAATTCCGTAGTTTCAAAAATATCTTGAAGGATTTTTCGCATTTCTTTTTTAGATTGCTCCGACATTCCAGAATTTTCTAAATTATCAAGATAATAATCTACCTTCTTACGCATCATTGCCATCGCTAAACGATAGCCGCTCTCATGTTCAATATAATTCATTAAATCTCCGTTGTGCGTTAAAACAAGTTCTAACGAATTATATGCCCGCTTATTACATTGATTTACTTGGTTTTCCTAGCAAAAACTTGATCTAAGGATAATCCCTTGGTTTCTTTAACCAAACTTGGGTCTCCAAGAATCTTTAACCTAATCTTATCAGATGGTGGTCCAAATCTTTTAACGAATTGAAATCTAGACCTTCTATCTTTAATTGCCGAATCAATATGCGAAATATTATTCGCAGTCATAATGAAAACAACTTGTTTGTAATCATTATGAATTCCATCTAAAGCATTAATGATGGCATCAAAAGTAAATCTGACATTTTCATTTTTGATAATGCAATTTCTTTTGTTAAAATAATTATCAAAGTCTTCCATCAAAATAATGCATCTTTGAGGGATAGAAGCAAACATCATTGCTAAATCCAAATTGTTATATTCGGGATTTAAATAGATAGCATAGATTGGTAGCTGATATTTCCTGGCAAGATATTTAGCAAATTGAGTTTTGCCATTACCAGGAGGACCATATAACAAACAGCCCGTTTTATTCTTCTTGCCTCCTAAAACCTGAATTACATCATCTTCAATGTCTTGATATAAGGAAGGATCTAAATATAAAGGTGGATTAGGATCGCAAACTAATTCTCCTAAACGATCCGTAGATGAAGGCAATAATGCCATAACTGGAATTGTGTTATCGCTAAAACCCTCGCCTCTTAAAAGGGCATCGATTCTTGTTCTTTGCCATCTAGGAAAAGAAATAAAAGAAATATTTTCTTTAGATTGCCATCCTGCGGTCATTAATCTCTCTGTTTTGGAAAAGAAAAAATACAAACCATTTAAGATAACAAAAGCTTCGTATTGCTCTGGAAATTTGGGAGGAATAACAAGATCTTTATTTAAGATCCACTGTTTAGCGTTTGATTTAATAATGGTAGAAATCAAGCGCTTACTAGTATCATTGTCTAGGCGATATTGACCAAGAACAAGATATTTAAGGAATGCCCAAATAGAAATAAAAGAAGTGGCTGCAAAACCTAATATAGTTAAAAAATTTGGCATTAAATCAATTCCATAACTTTCTTAAGAATGACTTTATCGAATCCCGGATTAACTTTTAGAACTTCCGGCAAAATATCATGTCGAATTTTATTTCGCATGAAGTTGGTGTTCTGATTTGACGGATCTTCCAGCCAGGGAACATTTTTGAATTTGCACCACTCGATCAATTCAGACTTAAGAGTCAACATGAATGGTCGAATAACGTTCTTGTTTTGATATGGGATTAGTCGAGAATTTCCATGAAAGCCTGTGAACAGCCAGGTTTCCATTTGGTCATTAAGGTTATGGGCGGTAATAACAGGCAAGTCAAAGCTATGCAGGAAGCGATAGCGTTGATTCCGCCAATATTCTTCCCAAGATTCATCCTTAGGCTTTTCGGAATTAATAGAGCCAATGGTTAATGACAAACCATTGAACGAGCAAAAATCTTGAACGAAGGTTTTAGCTTGAGTGCCAAATTCTGTACCATGATCAAAATAAGCAACGGTAACATTGCGTTTAGTATGATTGGTAAGAAAAGACAATGCTGCCATAGAATCAGCACCACCAGAACAAGCAACAACACATTCTCGGGGAAGCTTATCAAGAAAACGAATCATGTTACACTCCTCAATATGAAGAGTGTAGCACCAACCAAGGTCCGAGTCAAGTCAATTGTTTTTAGCTTATAGAAATTTTTGTAGAATAGGCTGGATTAAATAACCAGTGGATTATGCTCTTTGTGGAAATATATGTTCAACATTAGATTCAAATTTTAAATAATCTTTAATTCTCTTTTGACGATTCTCTTCTTTTTTAGCTTCTTTTTCTGCTTCTATCCTGGCTTTACGAGCAAGATAAAGATTAACCCAGTTATAATATCTAATTTCTGCTTGTCTTTCTGCTTCTTCTTTTACTTCTTCTTTTGCTTCTTTGTAAGAAATATTCTTTTTAATCATTATGTCTTTTGCCATTTTGTCCGTTATTTCATCCCTCATTTTTTCAAATTTATTCTCGTCAAATCCATGACATGCAAGCCATGGCAATCTACTACCGCATGGGCATTCTCCCGTTTCATCTACACGATCAAATTTGGGAGAAACTGGCAACATTTGTTTTGCCCAAGGAGATAACTCAGATTCTGGAGCGGAAACATCATATCCTGTAAATTGATCTTTTTTAGCTTCTGGTGGCGGAACTTCAAATTTTAATGCTTTAATTGGAGCTTGAGATGTTTCCAATCCGCCAACTCCAACATATTTATCTTCTTTAGGCTGATACAGGTCTTTTTTCATTTCTTTTAAAGTACTACCAATCATTTCACTGCCAGTTTCGCCTAAATACATAAAATATTCTTTTTTAAGAGTGTCGAATTTTTCACTAAAAATTCTTTGTTCATTTTTCAATGATTCTAACATGCTTATATAAGCATTAATATTTTTATCTGAACGATATTTATCCAGCATTTCAAAAATAGATTTAACCGCTATTAAGGTACTTTCCCCAGCAAGAATTAATTTATTAAATTGTTCAAACAATAATTGAGAAATCTCTGTGCGAACAGGTTGTTCTTTTTTACTTTTAAAAAAATCGAAAAACCCAGCTTGTTTACCTGGGAGCTTAGAATAATTAATAAAATCAGTTGCTCTATTTGACATGAATTGCAAGGCATTATTAAAATCCGTTAAATGCTTTCTTGCTTTTAAGAAGTTATTTTCATTAATTGATTTTTGAGCCAAATTTAAATTTTTAGTCAATGATAATTCTGATGGACCATAAGATAAGAAAGCATCTCTAAGTTCTTCGTCAATTTGTACCAATTTAATTTCGAGATCTGTTTTAGGTCTATTAAAAACGTCTTTAACAGAAGATAAGAAGCCTCGATATTGACCCTCTGCTATTAATTCATGATCATGGTCTTCATCTTCTAGCAAAGATTCTGTTTCAGTTTTTTCAGATCGGACATAATCTAAAGCTTTAGACACATTGCCTTTAGACATAGCTAACATTTCATCTACCCATTGAGGAAGATCATCTTCATTATTTAAAATAGATAATAATTCGGTGGCATCATTGATAACGGTTTTTAAATTATTAAAAGCCATATAAGAAACAGGGTCTACGCCTTCATGTTCTGTTACGACAACTGAAGGATTGACTTCATGTACTTTTTTTTCAAAATTTTTTGCTTGTTTAAGAATTTTTGAATAGTTTCTCATTTATATTCCAAGATGTAAAGTGGTCTTATTCATTCGGCTTCAACATTAAATATGTTTGCAAAATCTTCAACGGAAGAAATTTGAGCTGGAGGATTTCTTTCCGATCCCTTCTGTTTTTCTTCTTCAATTAATGGCTGATTGAGATCGAATTTTCTGCCCTGTGAAGGAGTAGATTTTTTTTCTTTAGTAGCGTCAATTAATATTTGTTCTAACTTGAGTCTCTCGTATTGAGAATGTTGATAAAATGACATTATTCCAGCTTGTGCAGCCATGGAATCTGTTTTTATTCCAAGAGCGCCAAAGGTTTCTCCGACAAAATCAAGGGCTTTGGTGGCAGAATTTTTGTTTTCTTCCAGAAATGCATTTACTCCAGGGGCTAATCTTTCAGCTTCTCCCAGGGCAGTTAGAAATTTTTGTATTTCTATAGCAATTTTTTCGTTAGTTTCTTCGCCCTTAGGAAGGGCTAATAAGTTAATTATTTCTTCATTTCCTTTAATTAAAATATTTAATTTATCTAAAAAACTATTATATTCATTAGCAAATGGCTTAAACCAATCTTCATCTTGATAATCTTCTTTATAATCTAATAAATTTTCTTGAATTCTTTTAGCATCATCTGGGAGTTTAGTAGTGTTAAAAAATTTGTCTATCCCGCGACTAACAATTGGAATTAGAGCTATTAATATTGCTATTTGAGTGGTGCTCGCGGCGGCACCAGCAGCGGCAGGAGCAACGGCATTTTTTCTAATTAAGGTTTGAAATTTATCAATAGAACCGACTAAGTTTAAAATTTTATTGTTCATAATTTTTTCTTATTAAATATTGTCAGAAGCTGATAAGCTTTTTGCCTTTGTGATTATATTGGAATATTCAGAAAAAGCTTCATCTAATTGGTTGACAATGCTTAATAGTTTCATATTTCTTGATTTGGCAGCAATATCAGATATATCCATCAATGTAACATTAAATTTCATTAATGCTTCTTCTAAAGAATTTAAATTTATTATATATTGCTGAACTGAATTCATATCATCTAAATCTAATTTTAATTTAGCAAAATTTTCCATGGATCTTTTAGCCGTTCTAGTTTCTCTAATAAAATTATTTAGCGTAGCAAGATCTTGTGAGCGAAGCTCACCTGATTGATTCATGACAGAATTTAAAATTGCTAATAGCGAATTTAAATTCTTAATCACTTCTAATGAGTTTGGTGCTCCTGCCAAATAACTTGATAAAGGACTTTTATTGATGACGTTTTTCTTTTCATCGCTATCCGTTTTTGGATCGTCATTGGAAAATAATTTATAAATTGTAACAAGACCAATTAAAGCACTCGTACCAGCGGTAAATTTAAATCCCTTAGAACCTTTTAATTCAGACCAAGCTTCACCTCGAACCGTGCTGCGATCTATTTTTTTTAATTCTTTTATTTTATCTCTGATTTTTTGATTTTGAATTCGAACTTCTGATTGCACTGTTGCGATTTGTTCCGGGGTTAGATTTATATCACTACCATCGGGCTTTTTCCAGGCATCGGGCAATTTGTCTAAATCTGAAATTTTAAATTGTAGTTGCTTTAAGTCTGTATCATATAAACTTAATAATTCAGCATCAGTCAATTTAGCTAACATTCCTCCAGATTCAGGAGAATATCCAGGTGGCAAACTTGGCTTAATTGGTTCTATTGTTCCAGCAGTTTGATTTATTTTAAATCCCGGTTCTAATTCATAAACTCCTGGACTGATTTCTTTTATTCCTCTTTTTAACACTGGTCCGGTAGGCGTTGCTTCCATAACATTAAAGCCTTGTGGAACCCTTCTAGGTATTGGTCTAGTTCCTCCAGGGGGAACTCTCATAGGTCGAGTCCCAGTCACAAGACTTTTAAATGACTTCCAAAAAGCTTTTTTAACTATAGATTCAAATTCAATCGACTGATCTAATATGTTTTTTATTTTTTTCATAACTTCTTAACTTATATTTTTGACTTGGCTAAAAAGAACTTGATATTGTTCTAACATGGAATTAACTTCACCAATTTCTTGGTTTAACTCTGGCATTACAATCTTATCTTGAGTTAATTTTGAAATGGCAAGATATTCACCCAACTTAGGTTCCATTCTTTTAGATTCTTTAATGAAATTAACAACAGATTGCGTATTATTAACATCTAATTGAATATTAGATAATGAATTTAAATCATTAATTATATCACTTGTCTTCTCTATGTATACCCCAAACTTCTCTGCAATTTTTGTATTTTTAGCAGCTTTTTCTTGGAAAAAAGAATTAATATCATTTAATTTGTTAAATAATTCGGCAGGCTTTGGAAGTTCTGATAGATTGTTTTTTATCGCAATATCAATAACTTCTTTCATTTCTTCATTGTCAGTTGAGGGAGATTTTCCTTTTAAAGCATAATAAATAAGTGCAACGCCACCTAATAAAACTGCTGCTGCGGCTTTTTTGGGATTCTTTGAGAATAAGTCTTTGCCACCAGTTAAGCCGCTAGTTAAAAGACTTCTCAATCTAGTTTTCAAAGCAGTGGCTGCCGCTGGTGGAACTTTACTAGCAGGCGGAACAAGAGAAGGAGATGACATAGAAGATGAAATAGGGGGACGACTATCCACAACTGTTGCGGCTGATTGAGATGAAACAGGAGAGGACATAGGTGGGCGACTATCCACAACTGTTGGAGGACCTCCATCTAAAGTGGTTGTAGGTGCTCGACTTGATGGCGTTCTAATTGTTGGAGGATCTAATACCGGAATGCTTGGAGGGCTGGACCTTGGAGCCCTAAATGAAGGTCTAGGAGAAACGGGTGTAGATAAAGTCCGTCTGACGGCTCGTTTTATCATTTCATCAAAGGCAGCACATGATAAAAGTATTTTTTCGTATTTATTCATATTTTATTCCGATGCAAATATATCTTAATATTATTAAACTGGAAATAAAAAAATCCCCAGGATTTTTCCTGGGGATTTTAATTATTTTTAGTTACAGAGCTTTGCCTTTATGATTAGTAGGATTAAAGGCTGTAATAGTTTGAAAACTTATGTTAGGAGTAGTGGAAAGATGCGCTCCTAACTGGCAACTTTTTCCTTTATGGAAACCACTGTTATTTTGCCAGAAATTAATATATTGTTTCTTATCTTGCTCAGACTTAAATTTCAAAATAGTAGCTTGAGCCTGCTTGCCATCAGCGGCTTGCACACCAGCATATTTAATAGTAGTTTCCTTGCTACAATCTGGGCAACAAGAAATCAATCCACCAACCCTGCGCTTTTCAGGAGAACGCTCATCAAATTCAATTTCACACTCAATACAAATACGCATAGCTCTTGCCTCTGATTACAAGATAACCATCAACTTAATAGCGTCAAGAGTCAAATTGTAGTTAGTTTCACATCAACTGTTACCATGATTCTTTTTGACGACGACGCTCTTTCTTAAAGTCTCTTAGATTTTTCTCTCGAAACTTGCGCCCAAAGTTTTCTTCTCGATCTTCAAAGAAATCATCTTTGAAATCAAGATTTTGAAAGTCATCATTAAAATTGTCCATATTAGAATTTCGACGCTTACTCATAATTAAATTCACTCGTAATTATCAATTTCAATTGCTAAATCTTCTGTAATCTTATCCAGTGTATTAGAGTCTGTCCAAATTAAATTTCCACGCATACTTAACTTTACGAGAACTTGATTGTTTTTTTGTTGCGCCGCCAAGGTTAACTTTGGCGAAAGTTTTACAGGCTTGTTTGTTTCAATGCTTTTATTGATTAAACTTTTAAGATCCATAATTACTCCATATTTGATGAGCCGTTGCCCTTGACCACCCTAGCTTAATCATCTTCTTTATCTTGTCAAGGGTTCATATTAAGGAGGTTTTTGCTTTTTCCTTAATTCTTCAAACATAGCAATTATATATTCTTCCGTAGTCCAGCCACATAGCTCAATATATCCAATTATAAAATCACACCATTGATTAATTTCACTAATCTGATGAGATTTAAATTGTTTTTGATATAAGAGTTCTACATGTTTTGAAACATATTCATATGGAAGCTTCACAAATATCCTATATAATTATAGGATATTATCGCACATAATAATAATTAAATATATTAGCGGTTATAATTGCCTAGAGGAAATTAAATATGAAATATGATTTTTTAAATAAAGCTTCCGATCTTTTATTAAGAAGAACAAGTGAATACTTAACAAAAATAGCAAAGCTTCCAAAGGTCAAAGACGAAGGTCAGCAAAAAGCTATATTTGATTCTTGGGTGGGACTTTTAGACCCATCTACTAAAAATATAATTAAAACTGTATTTCCTAGGCAGTCTGTATTTAAACCTCAAAAAGGTAAGCCACCCAGATCAGACGCACCAGTATGCATCATTGAATCTACAATGGCAATACCAGACGCTAATTATTTCAGCAAAAAACCGACATTTGTTTTTAGATTTGGCATGTTTACGGAACAACCATATAAAAGCATTGAAGAGCAAAAGGCATATGCTTTAAGTTTATTAAAAAAATATACTACATATAGCGATCAAGATATGTATGTAGAATATGTCCCACTTGATAATATTGATTACAATATAGTAAATTCAGCATATGAAGGAGGCATCGCCGTTTTCTTTAAAGAAATTGAAGAAGATGACGAGGAAGATGACGAAGAAGATTGATTTAATTAATCATTATGATTGCAAGCTTCCATAGCCGCAAATAATTCATAAGCAGCCTTCATTAGCTTGCCCTTATATACTTCAATTGGGGGGTTCTTGGTCCAATAAGGAACCGAAACCCCCGATGAAATATCTCCGTAATTCTCAAGACAATACCTGACTTCTTCAAGCATTTCTACATTAGTATTTACCTTTTGAAATTCAAACTTAGGATTCTTCAAGCTAACATTATTGTATGAGCCGGAAGGATCTGGTCCCAATCCATCAAAAGTAATGCTAAATGTATATTGCTCAGAAGGACACTTGCCATAACATTGATTAACAAATGTCTCTACCCATTCTTCAGTAACTTCAAGATAAGAAGCTACCTTGCTAATCCAAGTGGCATTATTTGGAATCCAAAAAGTATCGTAAGCATTTTCGCCAGACTGATGAACTTCCGAATACCAAAGAACTGCCATCGCAGGCGAAAACCACTTACGCTCCCAATCTGCCCACTTTACTTGAGTAGTTACTTTAGTAGTATCCTTAGATCCCTTGCCCTTGGCATTGACCCAATCACATGCATTCTTAATTCTTTCTAGAGTATTCATAATTTTCCTTGGCAAACCAACTTACACACAACAAGATAAGGCGCAACAATTTAATGTCAAGCACATTAAGAAGATAGTTTCGCTCAATATTATCATATTATGATATAGTGAGAACAGATATGAATAAAAATATTAAATTAGCAATGTTAGAAAATATACCAAGTCAAACAATGAAAATTATTAATTCATTGATGCCTCATATTAAAGTCATTAATAACATGAAAAATCTTCCACCCGATACTATGGGGGAAGAGTGGAACTTTACAGAGTGGAGTAAAAGTGGAAAATTTATTTATCGTTCTTTAAAAGAATGGAAATTAACATCTTATTCAAAGTTATCTGCTGCTGGATCTGAAGTAGCTAAGCTTTTAAATCAAGCTTTTGAAGAAATGAATAAAGCTAAAGAAGCATTTGAATTGTTTCAAAGCACTCCTTGGCATGAAGGATCGCCCGAGTCTTGGCAGGGTTATTGGGAAGAACTCTCTAACGCAATTAAAGATTCGTCATTGAAAGCATCAGAGAAAATTATAAGAGCTTCAAAATATTATAAAACAGATTTTTCTTCTAAAGAATTGCGGGAAGAATATCTAAAACAAAGAAAAAGATTTTAATAACGGAACAAAATGTCTTTTAAGCAATTCACTCAATCTAGAGACCTTAGCGTTAAAGAAGTGGCAGATATTTATAAAGACAAATATCAAGAAGAAATGGCTTATTCAGATTTGTTAGATGATTTAAAACAAATCGAAGCCCAAATGAAAAAAGAAGAGATTTTTAAATCTGCTAAAAAGAAGCAAAAGAAAAAATCTGGAATTGCCACAAAAACCAATCCTTCTTTATGGGCAAAGTGTAAAAGCGAAGCCAAATCTAGAATGGGCGGAAAACATTCTGCCAGAGCAATGCAGCTTGCCACTAAACTTTATAAACAACGTGGAGGCGGTTATCGTGGTAAAAAACCCACCGCCAGAACTAATAAAATGAAAAAGTGGACCAAGCAAAAATGGATGTATCTTTCTGATTACAAGAAAAAATCTAAGAAAAAAGATAAAAATAAAGCAAATGATATTTTGTTAGATTCCAATGATGCCAAAGGCAGATATCTTCCAGAGAAGAAATGGCGTAGCTTAACTCCAAAACAAAGAAAAGCTACCGACCAAAAGAAAAAAAGAAGCAAAAAACCAATAGTCCCCAATACAGAAGCAGCGAAAGTTAGATCAAAAAATAAATATTATTGAACTAACAAATGATTAAAACTATTAAATATGGGTGGAGCTTATTAAAAAACGCCACCAGAGATTTACATAGTACAAAAAAACGTTCGCCACATTGGAGGAAAGTTAGAGAAGAATTTCTTCTAAAGAATAATCATTGTGCCGCTTGCGGATCTAAAATAAGATTGCAAGTGCATCACAAGTTGCCATTTGATGATTATCCAGAATTAGAATTAGACCCTAAAAATTTAATTACGTTATGTATGAGCACTCAAGAGTGCCACCTAAGAATAGGTCATGGCGGATCGTTTACCAAATATTCTGTAAATATAGACGAATATATTAGCCAAATTCTTAAAAAAGAAAAAACCTTTGAAGAAATTTGGAAAATTGCTAAAGAAAAAAGACTAGATAAAAGAATCAGTAAATCTTAGGATGTTTAAAGATTTTAGCCGAAACTAAACAGCCATCTTTAACATCAAATTCTACTGGCAAACTTTTTTTAAAAGCTTCTGTTAAAATTTCTACATTGCTGCTATCAAATTTACCTTCAAATAATGTTGGAGAATAAGAATAATCCGATTCTCTAATTCTTAAAGTTCCATCTAGATCTAATTGTCGTACATATCCAATCATAATTTACCTCAAAATATATATCAAATCATAATATCTTTTAATTAACTCAATGGAAATTATTTTTTACAATAGCAAAGATAAAATTCTATAATTAAAGGAACGAATAATAATATTAATAAGCTATTCCGCCAATCTAACAACAAAGGTAGAAATGATATTATTAGAAGGAGGAACCATGCCCACCACATCAATAATATGCAAAATTATCGCCATCATTGAAATTAATTGCTTAGTTCACCAAGAAGTTGACGGTAATTAGCGGCTTGCTGCTCGGCAGAATTAATTTTGTCTTGCAATTCCTTTTTAAGAGTTGCAACTAATTCTTCTGCGCCCAATTGATAATTTTCGTGATTTAATTCTCGATTATCGCATTTAATGTTCCAGCATTTAGTAATTCCATAACTATTGCCTTTATAAGTAATGGTTACATCGGAATCTCTGCCAGAGATAACAGAGATTAATTTCTTAATGCTTTTGATGTTGGTTTCAAAATTATCGATCATCTTTTTTTAATTGGTTTAAATGCTCTAAACAAAGAGTTTTAGACCAGCCTTTTAGATTTTCTGTTTTACCAGAATTACCGCAAACTTCACAAATATGAACGGATTGTTTTTCAGCTAAAGTAATAGCACCTTCAATAAATTCATCATATGAACTCATATAGAATCTAAGTCCGCCAAATTTTTCTTTTACTTGAACGGCATAGTGCTCTTCAATCTTTTGATGCTTGAGATGGTTTTCTATAACTGAACAAAGATCGTCTAAAATAGATGACCAACCTTCATCACATTCAAAATATCCTAGATGAGATAAGGTTAAAGGATATTTCTTTTTAAGATTATCTTGCCATTCAGTCATAATTATTTTGAAAATTTAATAATTAAATTGTTAAACTCTTCAACTAAGAAAGAAAGTTTTTCAACGTTGAAATTTGAAGAAGAATTCTCTTCAAGAAATTGTTCTAAATTTTTTGTTAAATCATCCTCCAGAAGGGAGTTGTTTGATTTTTCTTTTCTAATTTTTTTCTTTCTTTTTCTATCTTCTAAAGATGAAGCGTTTATTTTTTTAAATATAGAAACTCCAGGGTGCCAAAAAGGCGGGTGCGGTTCTTTTTCTCCATCTAGAGATTCTAAAAATCTTTTGGGATGATTATCAAAATGCAAAGTAATCAAAGCAAGATATTCATTAATTTTTCCGTCTTCTTCAAAGAAGAAAGTTTCGGAATAATTAAATGGTAAATTTTTTGAAGCTCTCGCTTTGAGTAAAGACTGAGCTTTGGCTAAAATTTCCGGAGGAATTCTAGAAGGAACCGTATATCCTGATGGAGTAGAAATTTTAACTGATTCTAATCCGGAGGGTAATTTATTTTTATTATAATTTTCTGAATTTGTATCAGGAGTAGAATAGCTTGGAGCAGGAGCAGAAACTAAGGGTAAATTTAATTTTCCAGGACGTGATTTTAAAATCATAGCATGATTATGCTATATAAATCATAATTTTAAATTATGAAATTTACTTTAATTTTTCTTCCCGAATATTTTGAATTAAACCAATGGGAATGTAATCTACTTTAACTTCTCCACTGTTAACAATCCAAGAAATTTGAACTTCTTTATCTGGGGCTCTAAGATCTTTCATGGTGCATTCGAAATAAACAGTTTTGCCGTCATAGTCGCCCATCAGATAAAGAATTGGATTTAATAGTTTAATTTTCATAAAAATATCATGCGACTGGATTTTCACCAGTTATTTTTCAAATGAACGAGTTTAATTATTCTCCTCTGCATGATTATTAGGGAAAAAGTCAGCTTACAGTTGAAGTAACTGTTTCTGTTCGCTTACCTTTGCTCTTGGTTCCCTTGCCGCCCTTTTTGCCATCTTTGCCCTTGTCTTGGCTTTTTGAAGCGGTCTTACGAGCTACTTTAGGAGCTGACTTTGAAGCTACTTTTTTAGTAGCTCGTTTCGTCACTGATGAGGCTGTGCCAGAAGCACGTTTGACGGGTTTTTTGGTATCTTTGGGTGGTTTAGGTTTTGTGGTTTTTTTAGCAGCGGTTTTACGAGCAGTTGAGCGTGAAGCAGGTTCTGTTCGAGTTGAACGTGATGTTGTTGATTCTGATGAATCTGTCGAGCGAGTTGAACGTGAACGAGTTGATGTTGTCATATGACCTCTTTAATATTTGTTATATATTGTTGATAATGTTGAATTGACTTACACGAATTTGTAATTGGTTCAACGATTTTACTTGAGCGTAAAGATTCTTACGCTAGGCAGATATACTATAGCGCGGTATAATTAAGTGTCAAGAGCTAATTGAACAAAGTTGTTGCAATATTAATATATATTGCTGCAATATTAAGATATATTGAATAATAACACCTTTGAGGAATATACATGGCTTATTCATTAAGAATGAAAAAATTATTAAAATGGGCTCAACAAGCAGATACACCACTAAAAGATGTTAATTTGTCTTTACTTGGGCAATATGCGGCTGATTTTGGATTTGAATTTTCGGGAAGAAATACCAGAGGGGCTTTGGTCTTAATAAAAGATAAGATCTATTATTTTTGGGTTTTAGGAGATCCTGGATATTGGTATGTAAAAGGAGATACAAAAAGCAATGCTTTTAAATCAATTCCTACAAATGGAAAGTTTTATTCTGATAAAGATCTTCCTAACCTATTTAAAGAAATTTCATCTAATAAAGTTTCATCTAATAAAGTTTCACCAAAAAATGAAACTCAAATACAAGCATTAGAATCAGGGGATGTTAAAAAAGCAAAAATGGCAGCAGTCAAGATTGCAGCTTCTTTATTAGAGCCTGCTAAATATGTAGCCACTACGGGGCTGAGTTTTACAAAAGGAAAAATTGACCCAACATGGTCTGAAAATGGGAAGCAAGTTTATGTCCAATTAAAAAATTGGTGGGCAAACTATGGAAATTCAAATCTTAAAGAAATAAACCCTCAAATATTTAATAATATGCAATCAGCCTTTATGGCAGCAAGGCTATTAAAATCAATTTATGATCGCTCTGCAAACCCACCAACTGATAAACCATCATTTTATAAAGCGTTTTTAGAAACTACAAACAAACAACTTTCTTCTGTAGGGACTACTATTTATAATAATTTAGCTAAAATAGCCAGATTAAGCAAGGCTGACTTTGGTTCCAAAGAATGGAGACAACAATATTTAGAATATTATAGAGGGGCAAAACCCGCTCAAAGCACCGCACCCTCTAATTCTTCCACTCCCGCAGCCGCCACCGAACGCAGAGATAATAGCAGAGTAATTAATGACTTAATGCAAAAATATTTAGTAAAAGGAGAAGCTGGTGCTCCTGGGTTAAATAGACCTAAAGATACAATATATCAAGAAATGAAGAGCCATTCATCATCAATAGTAAACTCAATAGAAAACATTAAAGAGAAAATCATAAAGGAAAATAAAACCAGATCAGAAATTTCCCAAATTTACGCAGAGATCATTAAAATGAATAAGCTGGGATCTTCAATAATTAATTTGGCTAGGGAAATAGAGCAGAAAAATATTGAATCAAATGAACAAATGAGCATCAATCAAATGATTGAACTGGCTGGATCCGATTTATTTGGAGTTACATTTTTAAATCAAATGAGCAGAGCAATACAAGGTAATTCTTTTAAAAATATTGAACCAGATTTAAAAAAGTATCTCGAAGAAGCAGCATCAAGAGCCCTTGCGGTTAAGCCACCAGCTCGAATCAGAGAATTTTAAATTTCTCACAATTAGTGAATCTTCCAAAGTAGCCAGCCTAGTTTTTCTAAAATTAGAATTTAATCAAGAAATTTTCCAGAGCCAATTCCGCTTTCTCCAATTCCTCCGAAATAATTTCATGATCTTCGAATTTGCATTTTGTTTTTAAAATTAAATGCAAAGCATGAATGATATTATCTTCAATAATATCTTTGTCAGTATCTTCTTCGAAAATTTCCATAACATCTCCTGTTATTAATAATGCAGAAGATGTAGCTTACCAAAAGAAAAAGCCCGCAGTTTCCTGCGGGCTTTTTCTTCACATCGAAATCTTGTCAAACAAAGAGTCTAGCGTTTTATCAGATTCCTTTTCTGATTGCGCTCTAATCTTTGCCTTCTTCTCAGTCATGAATGCCAAATCACTTTCAGTAAATGGCACAGACTTTACTTCCCCAATACCGTCCTCCATCGCAGATTGACGCAGTACCTCATAAATCTTTTTGATTACCTCAGGATTACGAACCCAGCCATAAACAGATACTCCACCATTATTAGACGGAATTTCCGTACCATCAGGATTCTCGCCTTGCGCCACCAAATACAAAATCATAGTTTACCTGTTTTAGATGGAGGTTAAATAATGGTTGCCCGATCCATAATTGAATCAGGCAACCATTATTTTTCTTTTTCACGCAGCCCAGAGCTTTGCCATATCTGTAGCCACTCGCAAAGCCTTAGCAATATCTCGCTGTCCACCAAACATCGAGTTATCGAACCGGCGAGCAATGCGATCTCCGTCCGATTCATCTGCCATCGCATTCCCAAGAGAATGGGAATTACGCTCAGTTACAGCGTTGAACAAATCCCAACAAGTCTTAGCCTCAGAACCAATCCCGCCCATAAAGCGAGCCACGATATCCTCGTGAACACGACCAGGCTCCAAAACCTTGGACTTAACAATAACCTCCAGATCCTTGCCCTTCATATCCTTGGCAAAAGCCTCGGCAAAACGAAGAACATCCTGCTCCTTATCAGGAACTTCAACACTGTCCAGATAACGATATTGCTGAACATGCTTCTTTGCAGCATCCAGAACCTTACGAGCAGCGTGATTAATCTCGCTTGCCTTCATGATAACATTTCCGGTATGCTTACGCTTGCTAACACCTTCCTCCTTAAGACTCACCGAAAGAGTGTTGTTGCAAACGATTCGGGTTTGCACCATGCCGCTTGCTAGGCTCAAAGAGCCATCGTGACTATGCGCCATAAAGAAATAAGGCGCAATACGATCACCATCACGAACAGTAAACTCATCCTTATCGTGAGGGATGTTAACTTGAAACCAAGCACGACTACCGGCGCGAAGATAACCGGCAGTTTCGATCTCGTAACCGTTCGTTTCCCAACCACGAAGATTCTCAAAGAAGTCGTTGTTCTGGAGAATCACGGTATCGGGACCAATGGTGCCAAGATAACGCTCGCCCCAAAAAACCGCACGACGGTCGGGGACTCGGAAATCCTCGGCATAAAGATCCTTGACATTAACCTCGGTTTCCACCTCAAGGAAATCCTTGACTTCATCGGTGGTCCACTTTTCGGCACCCTTTCCAAGACGATGCCAAGGAAGGGAATTACCCTCAAACGACCGATAAAGCATGAGAACCTTGCCAGGAACCTTAACCGAATCAACAAGCTGATGTGCCATTTTAAAAAATATCCTCTCTAAACAGGGGGTCCGTTCCCCTACGCTCTACACTATAAGGCGGGCACTTTGAGGTGTCAACACTGGCTCGACAGAAAGAATCAGGTCAACTCATTACTAAATAATTCCTTAACTTCAGATTCGCTAATTGGCTTTTTCAAATCCTCAAGCAATTTCAAAAGATCATCTTGTTCTACTTGGGATATTATGTTATTTTCAAAACAATATTCTACCCAAAGTTTAAATGCAACATTAATTATATTTTTATCGTCTAAATCTTTGTATTTTTCTTTTAAGCGATTATATTGATTAATATAATTATATTCTTTATCCATTCTTGTAATTAAATTTAAATAAGGATAAGACCTTATCCCTGCAAGACGCTCACCGATTTGCATTAAATGATCGAATGGAACTATTTTTTCACCCGTTTCTTGGGCAATCTTAATATATCCATAATAAACATCAATGGCGGCATACAGGTTTTTTAAAAAATTATTTTCCATGGTTGATAATTATACCAATATATAGCCCGGTTATATACAAGATTTTTTGTTTAATTTTTCAATTAATTCAGAGCTTCCAGTTACTCCGATAACTTCTATTAAACAATTTTTGCAAACAAATCTTAAAGCATAATTTGAAATGCGAATGGAATCAGGACTATAAGTAGAAGTCCAAACAATCTCAGGATCATACCAATCATGTTCTTTGGGTTCAAGAACAATATCTTCCGAACTATTTTCGAAATTATCATTTGCATCAGACATAACTGTATATCTAAAAAAACAATGATTTAAAGAAAAAAGCTGCCAATTAGGCAGCCATTTAAATTAACTATGACCAAACAATTTGTTGATCCATTCATATTTTTTAAGAATCTGTTTTCTTTCTTCATCGCTTAAACCCTCAACAGTTAACTCCTTTAATAGATCTTTAATTCCTTGAGAGATAAGATGATTATGCTGCTCATTAGAGATAATGATTTTTGTCATGGTTTTTTTTCTAAGTTTTCAAAATAATTCATTTCTAAAATTGGTTTATCTAAAGCCAATTTAAAAAGGTCAAATTGTTTTGTTAATCCGTCTAATGTTTCTGAAATTATACCTATAGGATTTTCAGAACAAGCTATAGGTTGATTATTCTCTTCATAGTAAACTTCATGAATAGCAAAAGTTGATTCTCCAAAATCATCTATGCTTTTAATAACTCTATAATTCCAAAAAGCTATCTTTGACATATATTAATATTCTCCTATTAATTAAGAGGTAATATGGAAAATTCAGTCGATCAATTATTGTTAGAAGTAGAGGCTTTTGAGACGGTCGTCTATGAAAACATTAAAACCGCCAAAAAGAAAGAGAAAAAACACGATCCAAAAGCCGCTGTCAGAAGCCGGGGCAAATGTGTATTTCCTGCTGAGCATCCTAAAGTCAAGGATGACAAAGATCATTTTCCAATTACCAACAAAGCTCAAGCTCAAAATGCTTTAGCTCGTGCTAACCAATATTCCAAAGCTCCTGAATGGTATAATGGCTCCCTTGAATCATTAGTTAATGCAGTTGCCAAAGCTGTCAAGAAACATTATCCAGGAATTGAAGTTTCTAAAGCTGCCAAGAAGCCTGGCAAAGGCTGAATTAAAAAATAATCTTATAGTTAATAAGATATCTAAAATAATTAAAAAAATAATTTAAGCAGCTTGATTAAATGGTTTCGGGATTGTATTTAGTAGTTACTGCTGAAATTAATGAGTCTTTATTTACAAATGGTGAAACTTTTGGTGATTGGACTTTTGGAACTGTTGGCGAATCAAGTGAAGTTGGTTGAGAGGCTGGCTGCGGGCTAGATTCTCTTTGTTCAACTTGTCCCATAATTTGTTGAGATGAGGCAATTCCAAAGTTTCTATCTAAAGAATTAATAAAATTAGAAACTTCATTTACATATGTTTTATAGTTTTCAGCAGCCATTGGATTCTTAGGATTGTTAGCAAATTCTGAGTAATATAAATTTCCATTAATATGCTTAATAAGATTTTCTCTTATGGGAACATATCTGTTGCTTAAATTCTTAAGTATAGAAGAAAGTTGGGCATCTTGCCATAAGCCAATAATTTCATTTTTCAAGTCTCCAATGCTATCATCTTCGCCAAAGAGATCTTTTAAAAATCCAAGTCCTTTTTGAATATTAATAAGTTGTGCAGAAAATTTTTGACCTGGATCTGATGCGGTTTTTATTTGCATTGTCTTATGAGATGCAATTAATCCCATTTGAGGTGATGTTTTTTCAGGTGATGGCTTTGCAGGCGATGTTTTTTCAGACTCTAGGCTTTCTACTAAATTATTGTATAATTGTTCTAAATTGCCCAAGTCGCTAGATGACTTGAATTTATATTTATTTTCGTATAAAGAGCTGATAAAATCAAGGGCTTTTTGAGTTTTTGGTCCCCATAAACCATCTTCTTCAATTTTGTCTTGTTGCCATTTTTCTAAATAAAAATTAATTATTTTTTGATATTTAGAATCGATTTTTTTAGAACCTCCACCGCCCCTTACACTTGGTTTGGAAACAGGTGTTTCGTTTTCATTATCAGCTAGAATTTCATCATCGCTTTCGGTATTAAGATCAGCATCATATTCTTCTTCTTCTTCTTCATCTTTAGGAGGAGTCTTTGTTTTATTTTCTGCGGAAGTCTCTTTTTTCTTAGGCTCTGCCTTTGAGGCAGAAGGAACTGGAATGGCATCTCCAGGTTCTTCGACCATCTCCGATGGTTGTGATGCTGGAGCGTTTATTGTAGGTGGTGCTTGGGTTTTATTTTTTTTCATGGCTTTCCCTACCAAATCCAATGCAAGTCCCGCTGGAGCCATTGCCGGAGCCGCTAAAATTGAAGTAATTGTGGCTGTCGGCGCAAAGCCTGCCCAATCTGCGACTTTATTAAGGCGCACCATCTTTTCAAATTCATCTATGCAAAAAGCTATCTTATCAAATTTATTTCTAAACATATATTAAGATAAGGAATTATTGAATGACAACATTAATCATTTTTTCATGATCTTCTTGGCAAGGATAGCCTTGTGCTGGTGGTCATTGACATTAAGATATGAATATTTTAATTAAAATGGAATTTCGTCAAAAATCCAATCGTCATAAACCTGCATCTCCGCAGGAATTATAACAGAATTGGAAATTGGAGCAAATCTATCCTCCAGATAAACTTGCTCGTTCCAATGAAGCAATAAATCAATTTTATCCCAGCCTTCTTGGCTTTCTCTTAGCTGAGAAATCTCATTAATAATTTCTTGTTTTCTAACATGAAACATTTCTTTATAATGAGAAAAAACTAAATCAGCCTGAGACCGATCTAGTTGAAAACAATTAATTTCTTTTTCTAAATCTCTTAATTCAATTAATGCCAGCTTTAATGCAAGAGGCTCAATATCTTTAATGAAATCTTCTTCTAAATCAATTTCACCAGTACCCAAACATTCTAAACAATATTCTTCATCCACAATATCTCCATCAAAATTTTGACGAAAATATGCTAACCCAGAACCCTCACATCCAACACACTTAATTACAGGATATCGCATTTTAATTCATTTGAGAAGTTGACTGCTTATTAGCAAAGTAAAATTTCAAAGCATCATCTCCAGCCATCACCGTCCGTGATTTCATCATGGTATCAATATAATTATACATGTTCTTAACATCTTTGAGCTTGATACCATAACTCCTAGCCTTCCTAACATGTTCAACATAAGTAGCTAAATAATAATTAGCATCATCATAAGTAAATTCATCCATGTCTTGATAAGCCAAAACAGTTTCACGGCGCATGGCTACCAACAACATTGTCATTGCATCTTTTGAATTTGTGACTTCCATAATTCTTTCTAAATGTGAAATACAATTAAACTAATTACCGCCAATCCACATGCAATAACTTTTTTTATCGTCAAAGTTTCTCCCAAAAATATCATCGACAACAAAAATGTTACAATAGGATTAATAGCAATTAAAACAGTTAAACTCCCAATACTATTAGAAGATTGTAATAATCTACCAAAGAAAATTGCTCCAGCAACATTTGTTAATACGCAGGCAATGCCAAATATTATCGCCGATGTGTCATAGCTTATTTGTATTCCATCATACTTAATTAAGTATGCCCAAAATGGAATTAATGCCGTGTAAATCAAACTGGAAAATAATTGCAATTGATAAGGGCTAATTTTATCAACCGCCAGTTTCCTAAAGAAAGCCGAGACGCCGAATAATACAATTGTAACTATTAACAGCCAGGCTTTCATAATTAATATTGCGTTTTATTAGTTAAATTTGGTTGCTAGTTCAAAAACTTCTTCGGGAATATCATAGTTATCATTTAGATACAAATTAAGTTCATTTGCTGCCATCTCTGCCAGCAAAGTATGATTAATCTCGCCTGTTCGATTATCTCGAACATCACCCAAATGAGATCGCATAAAAGAAAGAATTTTGTTCTTAGGAAGAATCATATTTACCTCAACTGAAAACTTTAAAAAACATATTGCAAGTTCGACAAAGATAAGTACCATCTACATTATCAGCGGTAGCATATTCATTATGATTGTTGCATTTTCTGCACGTTGCGCCAGAGGCAACAACATGATTTTCTATAACAGTTTCTTCTTCTGTTTCTCCAAAAAATTCATCTGGCAGCAAAGTAATCTTATCAGCTTGAGATTCATCTTTGATTTGACGCTCATATACCTTCCAAAACTCAGGGTATTCGCTATCATTAATCTGTCCATTATTCCACTTCTTAATAGCAGAAAGATAATCTGGGACTGTACCCTTAGCAATTAAATCATTAATCTCTCTAGCTTCTTGCAAAAGATGCTGCTCTGTTAAAACAAAGCTAGAAAGCAAAGCTAAAATTTCAGCGCAAGCATGTTTCGCTGCCGCAATTTCAGTATCAAAAACCGAAATTCGAACCTTATTATCGTTATAATCTTTATGTTGACGAACCCAAACCATAATTACCTCAGCAATAAAAACAAACCCTAACAGCGCCCTTTCGACGAGCTTCCAGAATATCAGCCCTCAGAGTATCGGGAATTCCAGGATAAAGCTCCTCTTTCACAAAGAACTCCTCAGTTTCCTCGGGAAACAAATGATGAATAAACTCAAAAGAATCTACATGCTCAAAAGTTGCATTATCATTCAGCCAACGATAAAAATCAGAATCCTCGCCGTGCTCATCCACCAAAGAACTAACATCAATCTCAGCCAAAGTAGACATATTGAAACTCATAATGTTTTCCTTTTTTTAAAGTCACTTCAAAGTAGTCTGCCCAGTCAAATCAACAATAGCCTTGTCCGCATCTTCCAGGGAATCAAACTCTCCTAAACATACAGGGAATGGAGATGCCGTCTCATAAACATCATTTTCTTCGTCAATTGCCTCAATTTCAATCCAAACCTTGAACTTCATAAATGAATCTCCTCACTCCCCTTCAACATAATGCCGGAAAGTTAACCTGTCAACGCTCTAACGCTAGAAAGTTTCAAACCAACTCAATCCTTGACAGATTCTAAATTCAATTCTCTTACAGCTTCGATAACTTCTTTGATTTTAAAAGAAAGATCCCTGGTGGTTTCAGGCTGACCAGTAAACATTGGAATATTAGAATTAAACAAACTTCTAGCTGCTGAACGAAGCTTATTTAATTCTTCTTCGGAAATAATGTAATGTCTCATTTTCAAGGCTCAGAATCTACAATATCAGTAGAATCCGCCTTAACCCATGACATATCAGGCTCTAGTTTATATGAACCCAAAAATTCATGAGGAGGATTTCCATTCCAATCTTCTACAGACAACATGGAAAAATATGTTTCTCCAGATTCTCTCTTATATAAATGATAAATATGACCTACTCGTTTTTCAAAAGCACAACTAGCTTGATGCAATTCCATATTAATCTCCGCTTCTATAATAATTTTCTTAGCTTGTTCTTGCAAATAACGAATCTGCTCGGCAATTACTTGTAACTTGCCATGAGCCACAACTCCCAACATCTTCTCTGCTTCTTGCAAAGTTTGCAATTGATTAACAGGCTCAAAACCTGCACTCAACCTGCTCAAAGGATAAGTGGAAGATTTAGAAACAATTGCTCGATCATTTGACATATTAACAATGACCTATGTATCCCAAATCAGAATATACCTTCTCTGATTCTAAATGAAAATTCATTACTTCTGATTCTTCATCAAAATCATTGGTTTCAGATAATTTCCAAATCTGATCAAAATTATCTATTCCCAAATAAAATTGCTGAGTATTGTTTCTACCTACCATATAATATTCAATCCCATCTTTTACCACGGGGTAAAATAAAGAATAAAACATCTCTTTCAATGATTCGGGCTCAGTCTTAAATTTATAAATATAAGCTAATTTTCTAACTAAAATTGTATTTTCTGTCATAATCCTCAAAGAATGCAGGGCAAACCATCCCAGCATATTCCATATATCACCCCATCAATAGAGGGATTTCCTAAAACCTCTACACAACTAAATCCATTGGGACAATCATTATATCCCAATCTGCACCATGCCATGCAACAAGAATTAACACCTTCATTAACACAGTCTAGTCCAGGTAAACATTGAGAAAAATCTACACATAAATCGAAAAAGTTTCCATTGCCAGCGGGAGCGCAAATAGGTTCACCATTCGTTTGAGGTAAACATTGCTTTCCAGAACCGCAAGCAATTGCAGGGTTTAAAGGATCACATGTGAAATTTTGACCCCCAGTAGTTACTCCGGCGCTAGTTATTCCTGCACTAGTCACATCGCTAGAAGAACTAGAACATATGCAGTCACCATAACTCATTCCATCCGAATTGCAAGACTGTGCCCCAAAACATGCCCCAGGACCGTTGCATAATTGAGTCGTTCCAGGAACACAAACCATTTCTCCAGAACTGCTACTGGCAATTGTTACTGAATTACTAGAGCCTGTGGTCGAAGTTACAGAGTTAGAAGTGCTTGAATTAGATGATGCTACAGAAGTAGCAGCGCCAGATCCGTTTGCGATATAGCTAGAATCAGCCCCAGCTCCATCATCTTCAAAAGTTTCGTGATTGCCCCTAGCACAAGAAACTAAAAATAAAAAAGATAAAATTATTTTTTTCATATTTTTTAATGAATAATTATTTGTGAAATTCTTCATCATCATATGATTTTTCTTAATTAGGCAATTCAATGTTTAATGTTTCAGAAATTGATTCTAATTCTTCTTGTATGGTTAGCTCAATGTATTCTTTTAATTTTATTTTGTCAAGATTTTTCGAAAATTTTTCATTAAATTTTAATGAAAAATTTTCAACCAAATTATCAATTTCACTTTGCATATTGAAGGCTAACTTAGCCGCTTCTTCTCCCCCAAGATCACCTTCGGCATTTACTGCCATAAAATTTGTAACCAATTGTTTTGATTCAGACTCTACTTCATTCCAAAAATCGACGGAACGCTCTCTTAAATCATATCCAGATGCGAATTTATATTTAACTTCATAATAATTGGCTAATTTAACAAGATTTGCTATCGACATTTATTTCCTTTAATTTGATGCCCGATTATTGAATCAATTGATCAAAATCTCCCCTGGTCATTCGATCGTAAAATTTACCCATCTTGTCAATCTCGTCATATTCATTTACATTTAATTTTTCAGTTATGTATTTAATAAATTCTTCTTTAGTAGATATCTTGTACTTTTCAAGTAAATAATCAGGAAAAGTAAATCCAGGATTTTGTAAATTCTTCTCTATATAAAATTTTCTAATTAGGTTGCTAAATTCTAAGTCCAATAGACTAACCTCATCTTCCGAATAAATAGAATACTCCTTCCTATCATCTATTGGGTCCGTTAGATAATCCGCTTTCCTTACCAAGGAAGAAAACGCCTCACAGGTTTGTAGAATTTTAATAGCCTTTGACATACTCAGTTCCTGTACAAATTTTTCGCATCATCAATAGAATTCTCAATATATTGAATTACCAATTGATATGCTTGAGCTTTCTCATCATCATCATCAAAGCTATATGGATTTAAAGCCTTATATTCTTCATAAGCGTTCTTTACTTTCTCTAATAGAATTTCCTTAGCAGATATAAAATCAGCTATTTGGTTTTCTCTCGGCAAAAGAGAATCGAAATTTTCCCGACCACCAATTTCTTGAATGACTTGCCCCACCATGTCAGGATTAAATAACCTTTCCTCGGAGCTTGGATGAGGGTAAATAGAAGCACTGCCATTCTTGCGTAATAAATATTCAATAGCCGCTCTAACTGTTTTTTTATCTGCTGCATTCATTTGATTTACTATTTTATTCGCCCAGCTTCGACCAGGATCGCCACCCCAAAGCAACCAAGAAATATGCCCTTTATCTTGTGCTAAAGGTTTTCCACCGCTAGCGCCCTTGTTCTTTTCATGACGATCAAAAAATGCCTTCATCCTACGCACAGTAGCTGGACTTAAAGTTTTTCGATTTTTTAAAGACGCAGCCCTAGCTACCCCAGATCCTATTCCTTGCTTATGTGCCTGCTGCACAGATAATCCGCCTTTGCCTTTATTCTTCTTACGCAGCTCCAATCCCCTCGCCGCTGCTTTTGCCACAGATTCAGGTGGTCTAAAATCAATATGATCATATTTGCCAGCCGCTTCCTTTATTAAAGATTCTTCGGCTTCAAGACTATATTTAACATTATAATAATTCGCTACTTTAATTAAATCTTTTAATGACATTTCATCTCCTATAACTATAGACTTATATTTAATTATTGTCTGAATTAAAAGATTTAACAAACCACTCTAATCAACTTTTCGATGAATCTAACTTAGCCTTATCATAATCTGCCGCATACCACAATGCCATGGCTTCAGGAGTCTTGAACTTCTCCCATTTGCCCGTAGCAGGATTAAATGCCCCCGTTCGACTATTAATCTCTTTCAACGTTTCTTCCATCGCTACATTAGGATCATATCCCCGAATCCTCATGGCATTTGCCGCAAAAACAATAATGTCACATAAAGCATCCATTTCTTCATTGCCATTCTTAGCCCGAAGAAACTCGCTTAACTCCTCCGCAATAAATGAAGCATGAGCTGTTTTATCCCATTCAATGTTAAGTAGCCCTCGCTCATTTGCCCATGCATTAATTTGATCTAAAATACTCATATTGCTTTCCTTTTTAAATAATTAATAAACTAATCAGTAAACGATTAGATTTGTAGGTTTATTTTGCATCTAAGGTTTAGATGCGGTGGGGATGATATAACTCTCGACAACTATTGTGTCAAACGAAATTGATTATTCTTGGTAAACCTTTAAATATTCACTAGGTATATCGCCAAAAACAATGATGGTATCAGGGTCCACCCCAATGTCGGTATAATCATAATTATAATCTTCTAATCCAACCATATGAGCCAATGATTGCTTTCTTTCGCCTTCAATGATGTCTGGCTCTATTCCGATCTCTGGAGTGTAACCATTTGCTTTCATTGCTTGAGTGTCAATTTCAAAGATTAATCCACCATAAGCATCAATTGCATCAGGATTGGTGCTTGTAAAAACTGCCGAACCAACAGATTTATTTATAATCGCCCTAGCATCATTTTTTGCAATTAATCCATCCTCTAAAATGTCTTCTTTATTATCAAAACTTGTAGCATGATATAAGACCGATGGAGACTCCCAAAAATCTTCGCTTATCGTAGATTCTCCTACATATCTATCTAAATCATCTTCATCAGCCCCAACAACAAAACTCTTAGCTTCAGTAGGAGAATCACATTCATTCTCAGATCGTCTTAACTCCTCAATGTTACTAACTTTTCCTTCAAAAGTTAAAACGTATTTTTCATCATCATGATTAAAAACCAATCCCCATGCTGGTTGCAAAGTTTTTCCACAAGCTTTATATTTTATTTCTAACCTGTCAAAAAACTTAAATAAATCAGTATACGTTATGGTGATGTATCCATTAACCCATTCATCAAAATCATAATTAATTGATTCATCGTTGGCATATTCCCAATATCCAGGATCGCCATATTTCAAATCTTCACCAAAAGGTAATTCTAATTGCTCTTGAGCACTCTTAACCAATTGAGAAAATATCTCGCAGGCTTTTAAAAGTTTCACAATCTTTGACATAACTTTATGTTCAATTATTAAATGCCAAGCGTATCTTTAAATTTCCCAGCTACCATGTCATCGTAAAACTTGGAAATTCTTTTTATCGCGGATTTTGAATAATCATCATATTCATCATAGAAACCAAGACCGATATCCATTCTTCCCTTCATAGATGTAATAAAATTATGTTTGGACCGCATATCATAAATTTGATCCAAGAAATCCAAGAAACTTAGCTCCTCCCAAGAAGGATCTCTTTTGCTTTTTCTTAAATTAAATTCATTAATTAATTTGCGAAGTTCATTAGAAAATCGCTCCAACTCCTGTGGATATAACTCAGTATCAGTTTTAAAATTAGCTTTCATCAAATTTAATGGTACATTGGGCGATTTTGATGGGTTCCATTGCTTAATAAATTCTATAGGGTTTTGCTTTCTCATTCTTCTTAAATGAGCCACCTCATGATAAAATGCAGGCTGCTCCTTTGAACAAGCCTTAATAATTGCTTTCTTTAATCCAATTAAATAAGCCTCATCTAAGTCATTAATGTATTCATCTTCTTCAGCTCCTTCTTCTATTTTAAATTCAAAAAATTCACTGGGACGAGTTCGACCTTCACTAAATAAATAATTTCGATGACTTGAAAAACTATCAATATCTAATATTAATTCTAAATCATAGCCGTCTTGTAAAATGGCAGGTCCAATTGGAGTGGATATTGGCTTATCATCCTCATAAGCTTCATAATCCTCGTAATCATCCCTGTTAACTATTTCAAAATTAATAAACTTATCTTCTTTTTGCGGTTCATCCTTATATTGAAATTGAACCCTGCAATCTTTATATTTATCCCCCATTAATCTTCCAGGTAAATAACGATATTCGTCATTTTCCTCTTCTAAAATCCTTCTAAAAGATTCAATATCCAATCCCTCAATGACGGATTTCAAATTATTTAAAGCTTTCTTGCCATCTGTAATGTCAGCTGAATAATCAGCTTTTTTTACAAGACGAGAGAAAATATCGCAGGCTTCTAGGATTTTTGAGATTTTTGACATGAGCTATCCTTAATGTTCCAATGTCATTATACCGAATTAATCAAAGGTCGCTAGCTAGTAAACGATCCTTTATTATCCAAAGTTACTAGTAAATGATCCTTTACTAAGAAGGAGGACTGGTAAAGGAAAGTTGATTAAGGGGAGGGGGATTTATTTTTTAACCCCATTCTTTTTAATCTTTTATGAATGGCAACATCGGAACAGCCTAATTCTTTTGATAGCTTTAAAACTGATTTTGTTTTTAATTCTTCTTCTAAATCTATAAGATCCCAATCCACTTTACGAGATGATTTGGAAGCGCACTCTGGAGAACAATATTTAAAACTTTTACCCTTTAATTTATTGCAAAACAAACATGGAGTATAAGATCTATATTTTCTATCCATCTTATAATCGGCATAAGACTCGTCGAATTTTGGATGATTTTCTGGAACAGGTGTAATGCCTGCGTGTATTTCAGAATGGCAGTTGTGACAAACCAAAATACACTTTCTTAATTCTTCAACAACGGTCTGCCAATTTACTGGACTGGCTCTTACTGAGCCAAAAGTAAAATCTTTTTTAGACGGATCCAAATGATGCATTGCCAAAGAAGAGTCGCATTTGTTATATCCGCAGATACAACAAGATCCGCCCATAGCAGCAATGATCCTTTGTTTAGAATTTTTTCTCCATTTTTTTACATGTTCCGAACGATTACTCATAAGGCTATGATGTGTAATTATTATAGCCTCTCGACTAGAAATAAAAAAAACGAGACTAGAATTAACTAGCCTCGTTTTATTTGCTCTGGAGATTGGGGTCGAACCAATAACCAATCGGTTACTTTGCTACTATAATTTTCATTACCAATATTTCTATTGTTTGTAGTCTGGACTATCCCATCATCCTCTTTAAAGGATGGACCCATTATAGTCTCTGCACCTCCCGGTTTCCCGGTTTGGCTCAGGATTGCCATATCTTTCGATGAAGGGTTCCCTGAATTTAGAGTCTTTTTCAATCTACATTACTATAGAAAGCTGCCATTTATAAACAGCCGATTGCACCACCTATTGTGCTACTCCAGAATATATGTTCAGTGTCTTTGCTTGTTTTGTTTTTAGCTTCTTATTCTATATCAAGATTTTTTTACTTACATCATTTTTTTTATTTTACCTATGCTTTTATTTTTTAATTTAAGATTCGAACCTTTAAGGTTAGCGCCTTGCCTATGAGTCGAACATAGAACGTAAAAATTAGAAGTTTTCACTGGGAATCCGTCCCGCAAGGCATATATATCTTAACTACTTACTCTCTCTCACACTCTCGACACCCTTACTATAACCCTTCCTTTTTTCCTGTCAAGCCTTCATTTCGCTCCATTTTTCCGCCTGTCTGGCATCTTTTTCCAAATCTTCTTTCAGCCATTGAATTTTATCCATCCATCTGGAAGCGGTTTTTGGCTCAACTTTTTGGAGTCTATCCAAGGAATCTCTGATAGATTCAAAGAGTAGGCTTAGTTGATTTTGGTTTGTCTCGACCTCGTTCATGCTCATACTATAACACTCTTACTTTACGCTGTCAAGCTCGACAAAGTTGAATAATATTTGGTCAGCGGCATATCATTTAGCAAACATAACTATATGAAAATTTGGAAATTAGCTCAAGCAGTAGACGCCTTTTACAGATTAGCATCTGAGAATGAAAGAGCATCTATAGATTTATCTGATATTGAGAGGGGGCAATTAGGGCAATCTCGTTCTGGTTCAAACTTTCCATATGTAGGTCGTGAGAAATGGGAACCTTTTAGAGAGTATTTATTAAATCGAAGCAAGAGATCTAATCCGAAATTGGATTCGGAACTGACGGCTTATACTCCTGGAGAAACTGTTAAATTATTGAATCATCCTAAAATTAAAGGATGGATGGATAAGATGAGGGGGTTTAAAATCCCTAAGCGTTACAAGGTAATTATTTTAGTACCTTGTGCAAAGACAAAGCCTTGGGGATTAACCAGACCTAAAAAATCTGATTTATACAATGCTTATCATCGAATTTTAGAGATGGCAAAGTCTGGGGAATTGCCGATCAATGGAGAAATTTATTTTGTGACGATTAGCGAACCTTTAGGGGTAGTGCCTCAAGATTTCTGGGATGATTTTCCTCAATATGATAATCCTGGATTATTTAAAGATCCGGTAATGAGAGCTGGTGGATTAGAGACAAAAGATTATCCAAAAACTCCATTGGGTAAGAAGGAAATCATTCCATTTGATAAAGAGGCTTATGAAGCGGCGATTAATTCATTGGCTGGTGAGATTGGATCATTTATGAATAACAATAAAATGCCTGGAAGGGTTTTCATATCATTTGTGGAGGACAATGCTGGAAAAATTAAAACAACTCACAGTGATATGTTAGATCGTGCAGGGATTGAAGAAATTTTACCGGCAGAGAATCGACTTCCAAAGCCAGCCGGAAAAACCTCTCGACAAGAAAATAAAGAAACTCCAGTAGAACATTATTTAAGATATTTGAGGAACGTAAAAATATAAATTAATTTTTCTTAGCGGCTTCTTGGTTTTTGCTAAGAATGACATATCCTTCTGGATGGTAGAGGGTAACTGGTTTGGATTTTTCTTTAATCACGAAGTTAATGGCATCTTTAGAATCCGAGAATAGTTTTTCGGATTTACCTTCGATGACAACGAGGAAGCCAGAAAAGACTGAAGAAGTTTTACTGCTCATAATTCCTTGGGCGAATCAATCTTCTTGTTCTTCTTCTAAGATAGATGGGTCATCGCCTAACACATCTAATTTGATAGGAACTCCACAGAATCGAAGAAATGCAAGGGGTGAAGAAAAAGCTCTTATGGCTTCTTTTCTTAAAGATTTAAATTTTTTATTTGGATCGTTTTTGGATTGCTCTTCTTTATAAGTTTGGGAGGGGCTAAGATATTGATCTTCTTCAAGACCATAAGTTTCAATGTTAAGTTCCGGATCAAAACTAATAAAGATTTCTAAATTTTCGTCATTAATAATTTTAAAAACTTTAATATTATTTGATTCTGGTGGAAAAAATTTACCACCTTTTAAAAGGCTAGCTGCCTCTGAAAAAAAGCTTCTTAAATCTAAAAGTTTTAATTTATCTTCTTCTGATAAATTAAAAATTCTTTCTGAATACCATCCAGAGACGCTCCATTTAGGAGTCCCATCTGAAGTATAATCGACTATCTTAAGAGCCGTTCCTGGGTTCAAATAATAAAATTGACCTTCTTTGGAACTGGGAATTCTTATGGTTTCCTTGAGCATAAACTCTCGCCCAAAGGGAATATGTATTATACCCATGGTTTCTTTTTCAAGAGAATTGGATGCTAATTTAACTAATGTTGCAAATTTATTAATGGTATTAATTAAACTTGATATTTTCATATTTGAATATGAAAATATTCACTTAATAGTAAGTTTAAGCTATGACAAGCTATGACAAAAAGCTATGACATTATTCGATTAACAATATCACTTAGACTTCTCAATTTTCTTAACAATTTCCATGAAAGAATCTTCGCCATGATCTCCTGAATACAGGTAATCAATAGCTCGCATAGTTTCCGCCATTTGTCTAATCTTAGAAACTTGGGATTTCAGATAAGCTATGACTTCATCATTATAGCCTGGGGAATAACCATATTCATCTGGGGTATTGTTATTGGCAATATCTTTTTCTAATTGATCGGCAAATTCTTCTACTTGGAAATAGATATAGCCGCTGTAATTAAAATGTCCGCCGCTCATAATGCCCTTTGTAAGTTTAATATGTTAATATCAAGATATTATTTCATGGATATTAAGCTGTTAAATAGAGCTGTTAATTTATTTGCCAAACTGGCTGCTTCTCCTGAGTTATTTCAGTTAAGAGAGCCGCTCGGTAAAAAATTACATTCAGGTCTTTGGTTTGGCAATAGAATGGCAAAAATTAATAACGATATAAATAATTTTGCTATTTTCGATAATAAAATCAAAAATGCTATTAAGAATTTAGAAATTAATTATGGAATCATAGGTAGTTCTTCAGATAAGGACATAAAGTCATTTTATTTATCTCACGATAAAACCAAAGAATTAATTAAATTTATTTGCGATTCTTATAATCAGAAATTTCCAAAAATTAACGCTTATGATATTTTAAATCATTTAGAAAATCAAGGTGTTCTAGATTCCAAAAGCGAAAATGTTGAAAGTCCTATTTTTATATTAATTCATGATTTAATTCACCAAGTAATAGAACATGACTTTGTTAATCAATTAACAACTCAAAAAGACAAAGATAATAAGGAAGTTATTACATTGATGGATCAGTTAAATGAAGATTTAGCTTCATCTTTAAGCGGATTTCAGCCTATAAATGAAACCTCTCAAGGACTAGCTGGGTATATAAGATTTTTATTCATAAAGAATTTTAAAGGGCACTCTAAAAGAGAAATAATTCAAACCATTGAAGAAATATTTCATATTGCCAAAGCAGAGCTTAGAAATAAATTTGATAAAATCAAACCAAATTTATCAGAAAGTTATATTTCTAAATCCAAAGAAGTGCCGCCAAAAGTAAAACAATTGGTAGATGGTATATTGTCAAAATTAAAACATCAAATGCTGTCCAATGTGGACAATTTTATAGCTTTTGCTTTAAAGCCATTAGAAGGTTTCACATCTTCAAATGCATGGAACGCTTTTAAATTACAAAATATTTTTGATGAATATAATAAAAAAATTACAGAATCATCTATCATAGAGCAGACAGATTCCTCAGCTTTAAGAAGCTGGATGATTGGATGTTTATCAAAAATGAAGGAATTATTAAACTATTTTGAACATGGGTGGGAAGAAGAATTAGTTAATAATGATTTAGGTAAATTCCTTTCATATATTAAGGATGAGGATGAGGATGAAGACGAAGACTAAGATGAAGACGAAGACTAAGATGATGAGGATGAGAATGAATATGAGGAATAATCATCCTGTTAAATGCTTATCTTGTTTATATTCTTTGATGATTTCTAAAATTAATTTAATTAAAGAGTCATTGGTTTGAAAATAGCAATCCCCGTAGAAACAAACCCAAGTTGCTTGGTGGCTGATTTCTCCGGGGTTGGTTTTGTGGAAATGAAATCCGAAGATATTAAAATCATTCATGATTACAAGTCCAAACCTGATGGTAAAATTTCTTCCACCCTTAACTCTGGTAGAGTTTTTCTATCGGAAGAACGCCAAGGTAAAGAGCCTCGTTCATCTCCTTTTAAATCTTCTTGAGATTCTAAAAGCTCCATACGATATAACTTTGCTGTTCCATTTTTGATTTCTTCAACAACATTCCTAAAGCCAATTTTGCGGGCTTCGGTTTCGTTATCGGCTTCGACAAGAAGTTCGGTTAAGATAGAGACTCGATAAATCATGAGTTTCTCAATTCTTTTGCTTTGTTCAAAAACTTTCGCAACCGATATTTTCGTTTCCTGGGGGAGTCGAATTCTTCGGCATGTTGACCCATTAGAAATTCAGTAGCTTCAACTCCAGTATTATGAATTAGTTCTGGAGTCGCTAAATTATTATCGACGAACAAAGCTAAAAGCATTTGCCATTCAATAGCCGATTCTTCGTCCCAGAACTTAGGCTTCTTTAGTTTTTTAAGAATTAGATTGGAATTTGTAACAAGTAGTTGACGTTTATCTTCTGGCAAGACTGTACCAGAAACAGTTAGCCAGTCATTGATCTTTTTTTTGTTGGATTCTATCTTTGCCCAACGGATATAAGCATAATGACAAGTTTGAGTTTCATCTCCATCATAAATTCCGTAACCAAACCATCCCATATTTATCTCCTTGCAATCATAAAGAAAAGCCCGTTGACGATAATGTCAACGGGCTTTTAATTAAATTAATCTTGAACAAAGCCACGTTCTCGTAAGCTAACACATGCGTCTGCAAACATACGAATATCCTCAAAAGCCCAAACGGTATTGTTCAAAAAAACTGATTTAATTTTGCAGTTTTGATTTAATGTTTTCAGAGAAGAATCAAACAACTCATTTTCTGCCAGAGAATTGTTGATATTGATTTTCCAAAGACCGTTAAGATAATCAACAGAAAAAATCATAATTATTGATTTGAATCAAAAGGTTCCAAAACCACATCTAGTCCACGATTTTGAATGATATTAAATATGGCTTGAGCGCCTTGTTTGTTAACGGATTGAATGATCACTTTTTGAGGCAGCAATTCTTCGGGAAGTTCTGTAACTTTTATAGCTGCGTGTTGTCCGTTATAGGGTCTTTTTCTTCCCCAGCCATCATAATAATAATCATAATTTTTAACCAAGTCATCTAAATCATGATCTAGCATGATGATATCATAGGGAGATTTATTTATAAGAAGATCTAAAAAATCAGAATAAGTATAGGCATGATCAATTTGATCGCTAGAATATCTTTCATCAAAAGCATCATGTCTGTGTTTCATATCATCTAGGATTAAAATTTTCATATTATTATTTCTTTCTAATCCTAGATTTTAATTTTTGTAATTGTGCAGATGTTATTGGATAATATTTTCTATTCTAAAGTAACCATTCTTATCTTGGGTTACATCATAATATCCGGCTTCTCGAAATTTAATTTTTGCTTCGGAAGTATTTTTAGCAGAAACTTCTGCAACTCCAGTTTTAACGGAATCGGGGAAAGTATGTGCCAGCCAATTAGACAAACAAAATCGCCAATGAATTTTATAATTATTCATAATTTAACCACCATTAACGGTTATTCTCCATGATAGACTTTATCAGAAAGCTCTTCCAAAATAGCTTCTCGCTCACTGTCCGTTACCAAATTTTCCCAGTCTTGACCATCATAGGTAATAGAGCAAAGTTCATACTCGAATTCTTCAGGATAACAATCCAAGGGATCGCCATGAATTCGACCAGGAGAATAATATCCACTTCCTTCTACGTCCAAGGATATGTCTACCAGCTCATATTGAGCATTTAATACATCAATTGCTACTACTTCGAAATTAAGAAGCTCTGCCATTTTTTCAAATTGAGATTCAGTGATCAATTTGCCCGTTTCAATATGACGCAATCGCTCCACATTATAAACAAAGGAAAAGCTCATAATTATCCTCCTTAAATCTTTGAATGGTTTGCCCCAACCTCGCAACCATTCTCGCTATTCTATTAATAGCTTACCTTTTCAATTCAAAGAACCGTCAAATGACGCTTTGCCTTATTCTTTTGGGCTCCGTGAGTCTCAAAAGCAATTCCGGCATTACGCTCTACCAGCTTATCGACATTATGACACAACTTGCAATCAGCGCAAGTTACATTTTCCTTGGTTTGCGCCGGACAAGGAATCCAACGAATTCCCTCCTTCACAAATGCCTTATCGTTCTTGAAAGAGCCCACTACCAAAGCCGGTGCATAGCCGCGCTTAATTGCCAGCTTTCCGTCCTTGGGATTTTCCATACTTGCCAGGACATTGACCTTACCCCAAGAATTTCGCTTAACCCTACGCCAAGCATGGGTATAAGACCAAACATTCTTTCCGCCACGATTAAGCCAGCGTTCTGCCGCACTACTAACGATCTTTGCGGAATTATCCGTAGTGCAATCCCCCGAAACATGAAGCCGCAAAAGCTGCCCATTAGGCACCTTTCCGCCCTTCCAAGCATTATCAATTGCCAATGCTTCCTCATTGGCAACCGCAATTCCAGACTTCTTACCAGCGTTTTGATCCAAACGCTTTACGGTAAAGAAAGTATTTCCGATTTGGGCATAGCACCCCTCATTCTTAAGCTTACAATCTTTAGGACAGGTAGCCTTAATGCTGGAATAAGTAGCATCTACACCCTTTCCAGTCTTGGAAAGCTTGACGTTCTTGGAATTGCTGACGTATGCGGCGGAAAAATTATTCTTGCTCATAAATTACCTCTCCGTTAGGCGTGACTCTCAGCCACACAATGAACTTAACCACTCAAAATTAAGTGTCAACACTGCAATGCAAGAAAGTAAACAAGATCACCTAGTAACGCTCTCGAAATACGATTGACCATAATAATAAGTTTGTTTGTAACCATGTTCAGAAACAAGCTCATTATTAATCAGCGAATAAAGTTTTCCATTTAGAAAAATATGAGAATGCGGTTTGTTTTCAAAATCCAAACAAATTGGAGTTCCACTTCCCTTGTCATATAGCTTTGCCAAAAACATAATAACCTCCTAAAAAATAATCATAGCAATTCCAAAAACAAATGGAAAAACTGTAACTGCTGCTACAGAAACATTGATTAAAATATTTTTCACGTTAATGCATCCTTAATAAATTGAACAATTACTTGATTCAGAATTTCTTTGGAAGAACAGAATCTACCTGCCAAATATTGAGCGAACTCTTCTGCAAAATTTTCTTCGTTCCAAGGACGACCATGAAATTCACCTTTCCAATTATCTTGGATAAGTTGACTTAAATCAGGGCTTTGCATCCAAGCAAATTCTGCAATGACATGACCATACTCATGTAAAACAGAAATGACAAACTCATCTGGATTATTTAGCAACTCAGAAGAAAGCCAAAAAATTGATCCGCCAGAAGAAAACTGACTCTTGCCCCGATATTGAGCTACCCAGTTCTTTTGAACAGGTTTAATTTTAACAGTAAACTTGTCTTGAATTCCATGAGAAGAAAGCTTATCCAGGGCAATCTTTTTTAATTGAACGGCTTGCTTTTTCTCTTGAATAGTGAGCATAATTTAATCAATTAAGAAATCGGACAGCTCGACAAGGAACCATTCTTCCAAAATCAACAAATCCCTTTTGCAAGGCTGTTAAAAGTTCTGCAAAACTATCAGGGTCAGACTTTTTAATCGTACTAATTGCCGTCCAGTTACCATCTTCGCAAATTTCAAAAACATCGCCAGGACGAACATTGTCGAAATTAACAATTATTTTATTCATAATGTCCTTGTATATAGTGGAAAGCCATCCACTACAAGCAAGTTAATCACGATTTATTTCTTGTCAAGGCACAAAAAAAGATCTTATCAATCTTCAAAATCCCAAAATTTTTTTCTTGGATTGTTTAATCTTTTGGAATTTCGATTTGTAATTTTGCAATCCTTTGGATTAAGAATCATATCCATTACAACAATGTTTCTTGGCTCTTTCTTTTTTCTACGTTTAATTTTCACGTTAACCTCTCTTAATTAAGTTAAATTATTAACTTAATGCAATGGAAAAAATTAAACAAAAAATCAAAGTCAAGATTACAAAATAAATCATATCTTGTAATTAATCAAACTGCCTGATTCAATTTTCTCTACTCTATAATAGCCTTTACCATTAAGGCTAATAGTGGGATAACCAATATCTTTGAATTGTTCCAATGCCTTCTCTTTGGATTCTGCTCGGACAATAGTAGTTCCAATTTGCGGAATAGCGTGGCAAAAAGGAAAATTATAACTCCAGTAGATCGTAAAAGAATGCATTGGAACAATATTTCTTAGTTTAGATGACTTGGTTTGCTGGCAATTTCCTTAATAAAGTTTTTGACTGTCTCAAAATTACAGCCGCCCTTTACTTGGTCATAACCAAAATCATACCATTCATCATTATGATCCCAAGCGGCAATTTCCGCATCTTCGCAAGAATCATGTTCCATAGAATTTCGATTGTTAGTATAAGTTCCATATCCCCACTGAATTGAAACTGTCCAAGAATTACGAAGTTTTAGATGAACTCCTTTTACCTTATCTTCTTGGTAGCAAGGAGTAACTTCCGCTTGAAATTGATTCCCAAGATTCTTACAAGTATCAAGATTAAACATAATATTTCCTTTCAAAGAACAGCTGCATCTACCCAATTAATAGAATCTGGAGTTTCCACCCACTCCAATCCATCATATTCTCGAATCAAATATTTTCCAGATTTGCTGGAAACTTCAGCAATAACAAGATTAGAATATTGATTTCCAGCTTCCTGACCAAGCTCTTTTACACATTTCACCAAAAGAGGATGATGGCGGGGCAGTTCGCTATCAAGAGGATAACAATTATCTCCCAAATCCATCCCATTTTCCTTAAGCCAATTCAGAGCTTTATTGCTTAGGCTAAACCCGCCATAACAATCATTGTAAACTACTTCAAACATATTCCCTCTAAATCAATTGTCGCTGGCAAAAACTGGCAAGCCAAGAATATTCATGCCAATTTGATCTCGGAGTTTACAACAGTTTTTGTCAAAGCTACAGCTTACGCAATGCTTATAACCAAGAGTATCGTTTTTACAACCACAATTGCACTCGCAACGATGCTCATGATATCCAGACTTAGAATATTTGCGATGAGCCTCGTGCCAATCCATGCCTTTAGCAACGGCAGCTTCTCGATTCTTATGACAATTGCACTTCTTAGCCATTTTAATTCGATCCTTGAAAGAAAAAGGAAACCGACAAAAGACTGGAAACAACCAGGAATTCAATTAAACTCAACATAATTATTTCTTTCTTGGTCTGTGTTGCCCTTCCCGCTAACATAAACACGGATAATATCTTGTCAAGACCACATAATAAGATTTTTTTAATACATGGACAAGGCTATTTCAGCTTCTTCATCTGAAAGAATTAGATCAGTGTCGCAGTCCAAATAAGCATGTTTACCAGTAGACGGTTGCCAAACATACAGCAATCGGCGTCTCGATCTAGTAAGAAATGGAGTTTCTGTTCCTCCACTAGCAGGATACCAATCACCTTGTTCTTTTTCTTTAGCTCGCTTTGCCAACAATTCTGCTACAGTTAGATTTTCCATATTACCTCAGTAACAGCAAACTTCATCCAACAGCAAAGCTACTTGATTTCCTGAAATTTTTTTGTCTTGCCACATTTTGTGAATTTGGTGCATCATCCAAAGCTCAAATTCTTTTGATTCGGTCATTGGACATGCTGCTAGTAAACCTTTGAAAATGCCTAGAGTTTCAGCCACCCACTCTTTATCCAGTTTGATTTCCGGCTGAGTCTTTCTCATATCTTTTGACTCATAGTTTTCGGCAAACTTTGCAGCATCCACGAAACTCACCAAGCTTGGCATAGGAGAAATATCGGAGAAATCAATGCTGATTACTCCGTATTCGGTTCCACACTCATTATTTGTGGTATGAGCATAAGTCAAAGCTTCCTTTTCATCAAGGAAAAATTTTCCACGCTTCCAAATATCATGAACGTACTCTTGCAATTCTCGAGAATTGCCTCGATTTCGATAATAATCAACATTGTCGATGGCACTTGTTTCTACTACGGAAAATGCTACCTTTCCATTAACTAGGAACTTACCAATAACAATGGCATTATCTGCGCTCATGATATTTCTCCTTTATTCCGATTGAACGAAATTTTCAGCCTTCTTCTTAGCGTCAGTTAGCAAATCCATAGCTTTTTTCTGATTTTCCTCAGAAAACACCCATTCGTAAGTATTCTTTGCTTGATTATATGTCCAACGAGCCCCATTGACAAGAATATTTCCCGCTTGATCAAAATTATCAGGATTTGACCCGCACGGAGCTTGAATAACAACTACTTTATCTGGCGATTGGACAACTGTTTCCTTTGCACAACCGCTACAAAAGATCGTAACCAAAAGAATTGTTTTATTCATAATATTTTCTCCTCTCAAAGAATTACGCAATTAGCCTCAAAATCGGGCGGCTCGTAAAAGCTGCCATTGTGCGAAACCTCGGAATACTGAACATTTCGCACTTGATCTTCAAATCGAACCTTTGCGACAAAGCTGCTCTTTGATTTGCTATAACCATAAGAACAATCAGCGTCGGTAATTTCCAGAACTTCTACCGGAACCAATCCTGAATCATCATATTCAGGATCATAATATTCCTTAAGCTTCTCCAAAGCTCCCGAAAAATCTTTCAACATTCCTTGTCGAGTCTTTTCCTCATCGGCAGCAATATCATTATGGAAATCTTCCATAACTTCTGCTACATCTTTTCCTTCCTTTTGAGCTTCAGCAGCCCAAAACTCAGTCATAGTCATAACAGAACAACCAGAAATAGGATCAATTTTCGGCATGGTACTACCTCTCGATCTACAGTATAAGTCGGGATGTTTTCCAAGTCAACGCTTTAATTGCAGATAGTTTATTAGGGTGGCAAATTTTCGGAATAGCTGGGTCGGCTTTTTTGGATGACTGGAAAACCATTTAGTTTCGTTGATCTTCTAAAGCTTCTGCTAACTTTTTACTAATAATTAAATATTAATGTAAGAGTTTAAAGGGTAATCGACATGTCATTAAATTCAATTATCAAAGTAGCAAATTATTATAATATTAAATATGGTTTTGATAAATTGTCTCAAAATAATATTCAAAAACCTGATAATTTATCCATTATGAAAGGCATGAGAAGTTTATACGGCGGATTAAAACAAGCATTAAGTCCTACCGAAGCTGTTAAATATTCTGCTGCCGAACAGCAACAATTAGCCTTAGCAAAAAAAGAACTAGAAGAAATAGTGTACGATTTACAAACAGATCCACGCAACTCTGAAAAAATTGAAAATGCTTTTCAAAGGCTTATAAAAATAAGAGAATCATATTTAAAATCTCCAAAATTTACAACATTATATAATCATATAAAATTTGAAAGCTCGAGCCCGAAATTACACCCCCAAGAAAGCATAATTAGAAATCGCATACAGTCTTTATATGAAGCAATAACAGGATTGTTAAAAAAAGGCTCCAAAGATGAGCGTTTATTTGAAGCAGAAAAGGAATTAAAAAAATTATATAATATTCTCTTAAAGAAAAAACTACCAAAATTCCCTGAAAAATGGCAAGAAAGAAACCAGGCAATTGAAAATATTATTCAAAAGCTATCTGATATAGAAGATGAATATGACTTGAAGCAATTTAAAGAGCTTTCGGGCTTAGTAAATCTAACATATTTATGAAATAAAAAAACCAGGAAAATAATTCCTGGTTTTTTAATTTGAAAATTTAAAATTATTTGTAAATAAACAGATTTTTTCACTAGACAGAAATTCTAGTCAGTTCCGTTGATTTCCCGAAACTCATTGCAAAGATAGAAATGACCCTTTGGAGCAAAAATACTACTCTTGCAAAACAAGACTTTCCTATTGTCTCGCATTACATATCCAGCCTCAAATTGCTTTCCTGTATTGACCGCCGTTCGCCACTCGAAATAAACATTTCCAAGATGATGCTCCTCGGCAATATCTTGGATATCAACCCTGTCAATGTATTTTTCCATAATCGTTTTTCCTAATTTAACGACTATCTCGATTAATCAAACTTTCGCTGTTGAGCAAAATCTTGTTTAGCTTGTGCTGAACATTGGCAACCTTACCAGACCAATCTGCAATTTCTTTAACATACGATGCAGATGGTGTCAAATGCTCCTGATATGCACAAAGAGCTTTGCGAATAATAACCAAATCTTCTTGAGAAAATTCCATATTTACCCCTCAATCCATGAATTCCAAATTAACTCGATCCATCGGAAACAATGGCTCGTAAATCCATTGACCATCTCGCTTAACCAATCTAACGCTTTCCTTTCCAACCGTAAAGGAAATCTTCCAGATAGTCGAATCCTTTGCAGCAGCTTTCATAGCCGCACCCAAAGAATCGTAATACCCCATGCCGTTGACTTCAGAACGAGTTTGAAATTCCATAATTAACCTTTAATCTTATCTTTCCACCCAGGATGGATTCCTTGAGGATATTCTAAAACATAACCCCACCAACCATCATTCTCAATAGCCTCTAAAGCTAACCCATAATCTTCATAAACATCATCTTCTCCGTTAGCCTTCTTTTTCCAAGAAAGAACTTTGCCCGTAGGAGAATCATCTTCTGTATATCCTATACAATAAAGCTGCATTAGACTTATTTAACCCTTCTTAGGATCAAACCCAAACTCATCATACCATTCATTACTAAGCTTTTTCCAAAGCCTTTGAAATTCATCCATTTTGTAACAAAGCTCTTTCCATTCGGCGGCTTTAGATTCAGGAATTTCTACCACGCAGCAACCATCATTTTCATAACCTGGAGCTTCTTCATCACTTAAAAGACTGGCATAATAGCCGCCATAACCGCTGGTAGATAAAAGAACTTTGCTCATATTGCTCCTAAAATCTTGTTTCAGTAAAATCCGGCTTCTTTTGCTGCCCCGCAACCATCAAACAACATAATACTGTCGCATTGATGAACACTATCTCCCCAAGTTTCACCAGCCGCCAGCAAAATCGTGCTATTCTTAAGCCGAATCTTATTCATAAACCTATGACTGTTTTGCCAACCTGCCAAACAATCATTCAAAGCATCCAAAAATCCTTGACGAGCATGTTCAATATCCTTGACAATTTCAGGCAAATCTTCCTGGATATATTCATTACCTAGGTCAATAATCTTGAAATACAGATTAACCATCGTCAAATCATCCATATTACGGATGAAATTCTCAGCCTTATCCCAATCAGGCTGGACATTGTGATCAATCTCAAGAACCGCAGAAATAAGTTCAGCGCCCATTTTCTATCCTCTCAGGTAATCAGTAAACAACCGAATCAGTTACTTCATTAAAAGTATAGACCCAAGTGTTAGGAATATACTTTCCTGCCTTATGCGACCAACAACGAAACTTCTCAGCTTCCTTGCGACAAATAAAACACAAATCAGGAGCGTCGGGATCGCCATTAGAATCGCGACCACAAGAAATTACGTTCTTACGTTCCTTATGACAACCATCGCAGAACTGAATTTTTGCCATTTGCTTTGTCCTCACTAATTAAAATATCTTTGTACCACGGGTCGGGATCGAACCGACAAGCTGTTAAGCGGGAAATTTTGAGTCTCCTGAGTTTTCCGATTTCTCCACCGTGGCATATCTCACAATCCCACAACTATCAATGATTAGGCGGTCCCCTTGCACTCATAGCTACACCATAACGCATGATCTTTACCCCGTCAACACCTCAAAACATCTTTGTTTAGCAAGTCTACTTAACTCAGCCAAGTACCTTCTTAGCAATTACCTTGTCAGATTCACTAATCTTAAACTTTTGGCAAGTAGTCACATCCCAATCTCCGCCAATATCCGTTTGGTCATAATCATCAACGCCCATTTCCGCTGCAATTTCAATTGCCCGATCTTCATCCTCGGCTTCCACAATCACGAAATGGACCCGCTTTTCCTCAATAATCATACCGTATTTGTTCATTTTAGTCTCCCTCACTCTGCACAACTATTCTAACACAAGTTCTTTTCCAAGTCAACTACTTTAATTCTGGACAATTAAATGAGCCTGGAAAATATCATCAGAATCTTGAGTCGGCTCTACAGTCGCATAAATATAATTGGGCTTCCCAAAACCGCTGGTATGGATTGGTCCAATATAAGATGTTACCTTAAAACATCCTTCGTCATTCTCCAGAACATCACCAATTGTAGGAAATCCGTTGCCCGCTTCTTTAATAATAGCTTCCATGAGGATTTTCCTTATTATTTCAATTACCAAAAGCTAGCTTGGCAGACTCTAGATCCCTAAAGTAATGACCTGCATGAAAATCCAAATGAACAAGATTATCTCCTTCAACCTCGAGATTTTCAATATGAATCACATAAGGAGTGATCTTATTCTCAGGAATATGCCTCAAAACCTTTCGGTGAGGACGACACCCCGAAACAATCTGAATGGGTTTAACATCAACAATACTCTCGTGATTAATAATATTCATGATTTAACCTCCCTCAATTAAAAAACTTTTGCCAAACTCCGCCCATCGGCAAATCAAACTCAATCATTTCCTCGGAAGAAAAAATATCCGCCTCGGATTGATTTACCCAACCAAATTCATTGTTCCAAAACAATGCCGCACCATTGTCATCGAACTCATTAACCGCTCGGATATAAAATTGGCTCATAATAAACTCCGTATAGTTATATGTAAATGGTCCGACCTTTCGGACTTGAACCGAAAACCTGCCGATTATGAGTCGGATGCTCTAACCAATTGAGCTAAGGTCGGAAAGTCTTATTTTAAATTAAGGTCATTACCTTGTCAATCTGAGATTTAGTCAATCCAATGGTATCTCCACTAGAATTCCTCGAAGCTGCAAAAACCGTACCCACTACCGGAACTCCTCGAATATGGGTATTAAACGGCAATCCCTCGGCTAACCCCTCCTCATTAACATAAAAATCAAGATTATTGGGCATAGCTACCAGTTCAATATATCCACCAACTACTTCCTGCATAGACTCCAAAGTATCATCAATCTCTTTAACTTCAGGAGTCTTACCAGGCTCTTTAACTACAACAGTAATCTTTGTCATTGTTTTTTTTCCTTTCAATCCCAAATTACCCTAGGATGTTGCTCGTAACAACTAACCCCATTAAAGACCCAACGCCATTGATCCGTACCCTCCCCATTCATCTGAATAAATGAACCCTTCTTCACATATGGCGCAATTGCCTTAAACAAAAGTTCATCATCCCCCAACTTCTCACCACGGAAAGAAATATCCGTCACATCCCCATCTTCGTCGAAAAAGATTTCCCATCGCCAACAATTAAAAATCTCCTCAAGATCCTTGGTTTCTCGGAAATCAGAACGAACCCAAGAACCATCAGAATCCATCTGGTGAATTGCCCTAATTACATCAGGGAAATTCTTTTTGGAAATAAAGAAATCCGCATCTACCTGGCTCATATAATATCCCATAATAACCTCCCTCAAGCAACCGTCAAATTACTAGGATGAACAACCACACAACTCACAAAATTTACAGGCTTCTTTCCTCGACCATCCGGCAAAATATATCCACAATCTCCCATATCCAATCGGACAATTGCCATAGTTTCCATATCGGAATTCTCAAACCGCTGCATTACAGCGGTTCCAGCATATACCCCAAAAGTATGGGGACCATCAACATTGTTAATCATTACTCGCTGTCCGATCTTCATGTTATCAATTCCCTTATAGCTAAAGTAATAACTCTCAGAAACCTGAATCAAGGAAGCAAAGTCAAATTCTCAACCTTAATCGCCTCAACCTGCCCAGGCTTAACAATAAATTGTCGCCACTTATTGACAGGAGTTAGCTTCCTCAGACTATCCTTAACCAAAGTAAAAGCCTGCTTATTGCTGTTCTTATACTCTCCAGCCTTAATCACATGCTTTCGATGAAGCAAACCGAAAATATAAGCAATACCCGTCTCTCGGTGAACCTTTACTCCCTTAATTGCCTTGCCAGCCTCATCCAAAACCTTTGCATAATGCTCCGATTCACTCTCGGAATCATTGGCAATCTTATACAAAGAAGCCTTGTAACCTGCAATTAGCTCGTTCTTAGCCTTTTCTTCCAAAAGATCACCGGGAACATAATTCTCGAGAATAGCAACCGACTTCTTCAAAGCATTTTCATAACTAACATGAAATACAATGTTATAATCTGCCACCTCGTCAAACTGCGAACGATAACCTTTCAGAGTCAAAAAGGTAGAATCAGGACGAATAACCGAAAGATCATTAAAAAAACTCATAGCTGCCTCCATCTCCAATCAGTATAACTCAGGATCTTTTCTTGTCAAGACCATCTACATCAAAAATATCCGGCAGACTTGCCAATTGCATTCCATTCTTGATCGGTCAAATATCGACCCAAAGCCCTACTTGCCCAAAATAGATCCTCCCAATCATCCAATTTAACCACAGATTCAGATTTTCCGCACTCCGCTACAATTGCTTCTTGAATCGTAACCTTCAATTGATGAAAAATATCTTCTTGAATCATGTCAGAATTAGCCTTTTCTTTCATAATTGCCCCTAGCCTCACCCTGTAACATAATGCAGGATCTTTTCTTGTCAAGCCGTTAAATCAATTTGTTATGCCTTGCTGCAAATTCGCGTTGGAACCGATGCTACAACCCCGTTTTCGTATTCTACATTAATGTAGCCCGTTGCGGTTCCTCCTTCGTAACCCCAAGATTCTAAATCATAATCATAAGAATCATAAACTAACTTGGTGTATTCGTTAGAAGTGGCAATAGCAGGCTTTCCATAAACCAAAATTTTATCACCTTTTTGAATATAAGACATTTTTAACCCTTTAGCCCGCTTTCAATTTGCTTCAAATTTCGAATCAATCGCTGCAATTGCTTCTTATTCGGCTCTAAATAAATTCCAACATCTTGATTTCCAACATGAATATTTACTTTCCTGCTATCATCCGATGCAGAAACAGATAGTTCTACCCCATCGCAAATTGGAAAACTAATTGCATTATCTTCAAAAGATTGCTTGCTCATATCTCTCCTTCTTAGCAATTGCATAAAACATCATATTATTATGAAGGTTTATGTTTTAATGCAACATTATCGTTCCAATAATGAATCTATCTCGATTCCTATTAAAATTTTTTCTAACAAAGAGAAAGCCGAATCCTTACTAAGAGATAATCATTTGAAATTAGCCACTTTCCAAGGATTAAAGCAGGCTTATCATAGATTAATGAATGATTGGGTTAAAAGAAACTCTGAAGATCCTGATATCTCAAAGTCTTTTGAAAAAGAAAATGAAAGATTGATCGAAGTTCTTGAACTTACTCCCATGTTAGAAGAACATGGAATCTTAATCGAAGATGATTTGCCAAATTATTATTTGGTAGAAGTTGATTACTGCGATTGATCTGCCACAATATCTACCACTACATAATCGCCTTTTTCCACTTTATCTTTAAATTCAGAAAAAGGCATCTTAAAAATCCGAATATCGGAATTTCCATTCCCCAAAACAATGAATTTGGCTAAACTGATAAAGTCATGATTCCATTTTGGAGCAATTGAAACCACCATTAATTCATGTTTCCTTAAAATTGCACCGGAACTGGTATATGGTGTTCTATCAATTACTACCGTGCAAACCTGGATATCTTCTAAAACTTGTAAATCACTCATGGTTTTATGTTGAATTATTGGTGCCGCTGATCGGATTTGAACCGATAAACCGTTAAGCGGGGCTTTTTAAGAGCCCGATGTTTGCCAATTTCATAATCTTCTTGGCAAGGATACCACCAGCCTCGTGCTGGTGGAGGAATTGCCCCTTTCTAATTTTTTTAAATTTCTATGCATAACTTTATATATTCATATATGAAGCTATGTAGGACTGCTAAGTTAAAACTTAATATGAAGGTAGATCAAATTCTACCATCGTTGCAAGCCTATACTAATGCATTTAACTTAGTTTGTCAAGTTGGCTATGATAATAAAATATCTAACGCTATTGAACTTCATAAATTAACTTACCAAGATTGTAGAGCCAATTTTAACCTACCATCACAATTAGCTATTTCAGCCAGAACCAAAGCAGTAGAAGCTTTAAAAAGCATTAAAAGTAAAAATAAATACAGCAAATGTCCACAATCCAAACTGTCCTCTATTAGATTAGATTGTAATAGCTATTCTTTGCTTAAATCTGGAGAAGTGTCAATTTTAACAATTGATGGTAGGAAAAAAATTAAACTAAATATTCCAGTATATTATCAGCATTATTTTGATGGATGGAAATATACCAGTGCTGATCTTGTCCTTAAAAAAGGAAAGGTCTACTTACACATATCTTTTGAAAAAGATATTGAAGATATTAAATCGAATGGAAAATTTTTAGGAGTTGATAGAGGAATAAACAAACTAGCTGTTACTTCAAATAATAAATTTTATTCTGGAGATAAATTAAAATTAATTTGCCAGAAACGTAAAACATTAAGAAGTAACTTACAAAAAAATGGAAGCAAATCTGCTAAAAGACACCTTAAGAAATTATCAGGTAAGGAAAAACGGTTTAAGGCAGATCTTAATCATAAGATAAGTAAAGAAATAATAAACAGTTTAAATTCAGGTGACACTATTGCTTTAGAGAAATTGACTGGTATTAGAAATCAAAAAGTCAGAAAACGTCAAAGAGCAGCTTTAAATAGCTGGAATTATTATCAGTTAGAACAGTTTTTGATTTATAAAGCAATAGCAAAAGGCATAAATGTAGTTTATGTAAATCCAGCTTATACTAGTCAAAAATGTAGCAAGTGTGGAAACATAGATAAAAAGAACAGGAAAAATCAAGCTAATTTTTGCTGTAAAAGCTGTGGATTTAAACTAAATGCAGACTTGAATGCTAGTAGAAATATTAGCATTAGAGCATTGGATAGCTATAAGCTATCCAATGGGGCTGTTGTCAATCAGCCTATTGTAGGGGCAGAAATGCTACTTACAAGCCACCAGCCTTGTGCTGGTGGTAATTGACCACAGCGACATATTCACTCAAATCTTTACCAGCAAATATCCCTTACCACCTTTAGGACCATATTTTCCAATCTCAATTCGATATCCCATAGGAATAGGCGAACAACGCTTTCGATTTTTTCCAGAAATCACACCAGCATTATGCAATTCAATCGCCTTTAGCAAATGCCTTTGATATACTGGCTCGTATTTCCTGGCATTTCCCCGCAGCTCCATAAGAGAATAAAAAGCTCCTTGCCTGGTATTAAAGATGTTTTTCAACATAAGATGCTGCCAATATCCAATTCTGTTCATATGAAACAACTTTCTCAAATTATAACTCCAAGGGATAACCTCACTCTAAAGATTATCCCTTGGAGCTACTTAATTTCACCAACTAGAACTATAGTAAAGACTTGCCTTGCCAGATTCCACCGACATGGCATCATCGCAAATCTTAATAGTTTCCCTCAGATCATCCAGATAATCCTGGTCATAATCCGTATTACCAAAGAAAAAACCACTGGTAGTAGGAAGCAATTGAGATCCCAAATTAGGATTGTCCAAAACCTTTTGACAAAGATCCTTCAACTTTGCCAAATTCTCATGGGAAACATAATAATCCCCACAATCGTCCTTTCCATCTTGGACATTATCCACAAACCACTTATGAATTTGATTGGCTTTTCGCCAATATCCAATCTCCTCCTCAATATAAGCAATCTTTGCCGGATCGATATGAGAAGGCTTACCCTCAAAGGTAACTGTAACCTTCCAAGTATCGTATCCCCAATTCTTAACATACGTCTTACGGCTGAGATACATATCCAAACCCATAATAACCTCCCTTATCCTTTACCTTATAAGATAACTCAGAATCTTTTAACGTCAAGCCTTGTTATGAATCAACTTTTGAGCTTCCGCCCAATCCTCAGAAGAATATCCATATTGAGGATTAACCCTACCATTATTTCTGGCTTGATCTGCCAGTTTCAATGCTAGGTTCGTAATCTTATCGAAATTCTCCCCGGAATAATATTGAATCATATCAAGCCGCCTTCTTATTGAAATAATCCAAAACTGTCTTACCCTCGGATTCTGCATCCTCCTCGGAATAAAATCCGTAACAGCTTTCCACAATATCTCCGTTTGCGTCCTTAACCTGGAAACCGTAGACTTCACCGTTCAGATATTGAGAAAACTCCTCAACTTCCGCCTTAAGACGATTATTAACTTGCTCCAGAATCTTCTTAGTAACTCGCTTGGTATTGTAAATCCGGCGAATCTTATCCTTGGATACCGCAATAATACCGCTCATTCCAGAATCCCAAGGACAAGAAAATCCAGAAGTATTCAGCATTACCCCACCATGGATATAAGCATAAACCGGAAGATACACCATATCCTTATCTTCGATAATGCGATCAATCTCCTCTTTAGAAACGCACTCATCACCAAGAGTATAACGATAAGAACTATAATAGATAGTGCTAAATTCCCTATCTTCACGAGGATTAATCGGATCGATATCGGGAACAATCTCAAGAGTATAGTTCATAATTTGCTTCCTTTGATCGCTTCTATCTGCGACCCTACCAACATAAGGCGCGATCTTTACCTGTCAACAACTTAATTGCAGATAGTTTGCAGCTATCAAAACAAGAAATAATAGTAAAAGAAAATGGCAACTCCGCTAATAACAGCAAGAGTTGCCGAAAGATCTTTGATTAATTGAATCATGAAACTTTTAAATTATTCAAACACATCCGTTTGAGAAACAGTGAATTTAGATTTAACAGTATTTTCATCGTTTCCAGCTGCATTCAAATTTTCGTAAAATTGATTTTTGCTACTTATCTCTTTTGCTCTGGCTTCAAAACTCTGACGAGATAATTTTTTATATTCTTGATTATAAGCTACTTGTAATTCATTAATTAATTTTTGAGTTTCAGGATCTCCTATAAAAGACTTCTCACCAGGAGACATGGTAATATCTATAGTTGCCTTGGGAGTAATAGTCCCTGAGTTTTGAGATGCTACCAAAATTTCAGGATATAAAGAAACAGTAAGATTATTTCCTTCAGCTTTATCTTCTGATAACTTTCTAATTTTATCTACAAATGTCATAGTGATTAGATCATTGCTAGCTTGTTTTAAGCTCAACAAATTCGCCGCAGGATTTTGTGAGAAAAGCAACTCCGCTACTTTGCCCTGACCCGTTTGTTCTACCCTTACATCTCCGCTATATTTATCAAAACCATATTTAACATTATAATAATCAGCTACTTTTAACATGCTTTTTAATGACATAATTTCTCCTTAAGTATATTATAATGTTAAATTATAACCAAAAAAAATATCTCTCAAGATTTTTACCTTGAGAGATATTTGTTTTTAACAAGCAATCTTAAATTCACCTCTGTTTACATACTTGTTAAACTCAGAAATTGGCATCATCATTAAACCAAATTCCACATCATTATCTTCATAGACCTTAAATAGAATAGACTCGTTCTTAGAAGTAGGAAGCTTTTTAGGAATTAGTTTTCGAACAACATTTCTGGTCGCTCCCTTTCCATCTACATAATCAAAACTATCGTAAATAACCATATCCAAAGTTACAGGAGATTCAAATGCCTTTGCCATAATTTACCTTACTTTTATGCTTTCTTAAATTGCCTTTTTCTTAGCTGCAATTCTTTTCTCATGTTCCATTTCTTTTTGCATCACGAAATTACGAACATGATGATCTTCAATCTTATCTGCCGTGATAAATACCGCCCCTCCCGCAAATTCCCCTACCCAAGTTTTACTACAAGTAAAAGCCCAAGTAATTGAAAAACATTCATCAGGGCGAAATTTCCGCAGAAATCCCTGAATAATCCTGCTAACCGTTCCCGTACTTAAATCTTCCTCAGAATATACCCTGAGAGATTCAGAAGTCAATTCATATTGATGTTCTGGAAAAGTATCAAAATCTTCATAACTTAGATCAAAGCCAAGTTCTTCCTTTACTCGCTCAATTTCTGCTTCCATATCCTCGAGATTTATTCCCCCATCTTCTTCTGGCGTCCAAGCATAAACTCGCTTTAGCCACTCATATTCCTCAGAAGTACGAATCTCAAGCTTTTCGCAAAACAATGTATAATATTCAGCCATGATTTAACTCCTCAATCTTCCTCATCATCTTTATCGTCGCTATCCAAATCTTCAGAATCATCGTCCTCGTCATCTTCAGAATCATCATCCTCGGAATCATCATCCAATTCAGACTCGAAATTTTCCTCCAACCAATCCAGCATCACTTCTACAAGCCCAGGATTATCTTCGAGCAAATAAATCAAATCACCATAACATGCCCCATCAAAATAACCAAGATTCATGGGATCTTCATATCCCAATCCCTTAGCCAATCGAGCTAAATTACGAATTCCCTCCGACCCCTCATAACGAAAATACTTAGCAGGTCGAAATCCTAGATCTTTATTCTTTCTAACAAAATTATCAATTGACATATTTTTGCCTTAATTTTAAAATATAAATAAATGCGGGCGGTTTTTATTAGGAACCGCCCCAAACCTATATTTTCAATTGCCCAGCAAACGAATCCCAGAAGTAGAACCACCGGAATTCAAGCCCGCTCCCAAATGCAAATTCTTTCCTTGCTGCAAACCACGCGAATACGCGCTATAATCCGTGCGTGCCTGAGAAGAAGAATTAGAAGATTTCAAACGATACAAAGTATTCATGAAATTATTGGCTTCCTCCACTCGGCGGTTAATTGCTACAATTGCCGAACCAGTGGCTTCCTTTTCCGCTTCTTTTCGACTAGCCGCCAATTGTGACTGAATTCCTGCCACGAATCCCGTACAATACGAGTTAGCAAAAACTTTGCCCTTACCATGCGCCTCTTTTTCACAAAGACGCTGGCACTCATTCATAAGATATGAAACGAAATATCGCACAATGGCAATATCGCTCTTTCGCCCCACCAACTTATAATGCGAAACTTTACGACCCTTGGGAAAAGTCGTTTGATTGAACAAAGCACAACCATAATGCTTCGACAATACTCCAACCAAAAAAGATTTCCATTGGACAATCCTGCCGGTTTCATAAACCGCCTCGGAATCTTCCATCATAGGATCTAAAGTATCCTCAGAAGTTTCCAGATCAGCCAACGACAAACGATACTGATCAATCAGCTTATTTGCCGCATTCATCGCCGCTGCCGCTTCTCCAGCATTATCCGACTTCGACAATGCCAAGAGCTTCTGAACTTTGGAAATAACCTTATCAAGATCCATGATTACCTCTCAGTTAACGAGAATTTTAGCACGGTATCTCTACCGTCCACTACAACATAGCCACGATCTTTTACTTGTCAACACCTAAAATGTCAATCGTTGCGACGCCAGATTTTCCCCAACTTACTTTCAACTTCACTTGTTAGACTTTTAAGATCTTCTAATAAATTTGGATTTTCTAAAAGAGAATCTCTTGCAATAGAAATAACTCCCTTGCGCTCTTTTTCTGGAATGTTAAAATTCTTAAAAAAGAACTGCAAATCAACAGGAGGCTTAATTAGAGCCTTAACATATTCGCGACCATCGGATTCATCCATTTCTAACAATAATTCTCGTAATCTTTCTTGTTGTATATTGTTTAAGAAACTTATAGGCGTTTTCATGTCCCAATCCAAATCCAATAGATCCAACAATAACATCGGATCTGTATTATCATTAAAACTTCTTCCCAAAGAAGTCTTAAATTCAGGATTGGATTCAATCATTTCTTTTAATGCATCTGCTAGCCTCATCTCCTTCAATAACATTACTGACCTTCTTGGATTCGGAGCTTTTAAAATATCATCTATTAAAATATTTCTAACAGCATTCCAAGGCATTTGATTTAATCTAAAAGCATTGCGCCTAATACTCTCCAACATATCTTCAGGAACTTTAAAATTATATTTAGCTACAAACTTAATAGCTCGTAACATCCTGGTAGGATCATCAGAAAATGTTTTATCCGGATCTGCCGGAGTTCTTAAAATTTTTTCAGATAAATCTGACTTGCCTCGACCCAATAAATCTAATACTTCAGCTTTTTCCGGTCCTTCTGCTAAGTTAGATAGCCTCCACAAAAGAGTATTAAATGTAAATTCTCTACGCAATAAATCTTCTTCAATGGTAGCAGTTTCTACTGAATGAGGCTTATATCCTTTACCCTCCGATCCACCATAAGATTCTTTTCTAGCATTGGCTATTTCTATTGTTTCTCCAGTTCCTTTTGGACCTAACATAGAATGACCATCTAATACCCAAGATGGATCAATAGATAAAATCGCTACCCCGTAATTATTGGTAGTCAATTTACTTTTAACAGGTTGTATTTTCTTTGCTATCTGCTCAGCAAACCATTCAGAATCATAACCAGATAATACAGAATCAATAACTACATCTATATCTTTTATAGGCTGACCAATAAGATAATTTCTAACCGCCCCACCTACAACATAAACGTGCTCTGCAATTCCTAATTCTTTAGCTATCCCAGAAAGAAATTTCATTAAAGCAATAGAACGAGCATGAGCATCATCTTCCGCAAATTTTAAAAATTTATATTTAATTTCGTAATAATTTCCAACTTTAATTAAATCTTTTAACGACATATTTAATTCCTTATTTTAATATGTCATTATTACCGCTCATATTCAATAAGCATTAGCCCAATTCAATAAAAGATTTACCTTCTCAGGTTCTACCTTGTCCATTTGATTCAACTCTCGAAATACTCGAAGTTGTACCTCCTGAAATTCCCCCAAAGAATATAACTTATTCCCAAATTCCAAATCCGCCAAATAATCTACCAAATAATCCTTTTCATTCTCCCGAATTTGAGAATCCGATAAATGTCCGGTTTCCTGACACTCCTCGCAAGATTCCTCAAAATAACACCCCTCCACAAAATATCCAAGAACTCCAACGCCTTGACAAAATTTGCAAATCATAGCCGCCTCCCAATACTTATAATTAAATGACACTACATATATTGTATATACATTACATTACAATATATGTAGTGTCATTTTATGTAATGTCACTAAGGATAAATGTAGTTATTGATAAAGTCGTAAACAGCAGAATACCAGCCAGTGCATTCCTCGAAATAAAACCCAGCCTTCCGCAATTCTTGCTGCATTTCCTCATACAATTTATATTGCTCATGATTCATATTGAAAAAATTTCCAACATCCCCACCATCATAAACAATAATCAAATGAGAAGTCTTACCATATTTTTCTCCTCGCTCTGCCCATTCGCTAGGAGAATAAAATGTCTTGCAACCTCCCGATTTCGCCTCATACTTATTCAGGATATTCATAATCGCCGAATAAGCAGAACTTCCCGCTACAGAAAGATTCTTGGGAATTGCAAATTCTGAAGTTTCCATCTTACTTCTTAACTGACTTTTTACTTGCAGGAGCTTTAACTGCCTTTTTACTTGCAGCCTTCTTAACTGCCGCCTTTTTAACCGCTGCCTTCTTAACGGTTTTCTTAGCAGCAGCTTTCTTTACAGTAGTCTTTGCCGACTTCTTAGCAGCCGCTTTTACAGTTACCTTTTCCTCGGTCTTTGCTTCTTCGGCTTTTTCTCGCTCTTGACGTTCTTCTTCTTCTCGTTCCTGTAGATATTCCAGCTCATACTTCGCCAGACAATGCTCGCCCAATTCCTTAATGCAATCTTCTAGCTCAGACGCCGTTTCAAATTCATGATATTCATCAATAAATTCACCTTCGCTCGTATCTACAATTCCAAGAAAACCACAGCCAGGCTCAAAATATTCCATCCGAATATTCAAACCTCGATCCTTATACTTCTCATAAAGATTTTTCATAAATTCTACAGGAGGACTCCAAGCCGTATCAAATCCGGCATGTAAACAACCTGTACCATCTCCGTTATCATCCAAATCAAGACTTTGAAGCGATAGATCCCATTTAGTTCCCCAATTGCCAACCTGCCAACTATACCAATCAGAATATCCAAACTTCTCTTCGTTAATCTTTACCTTGTCCTTATCATTATAAACAGCAGGAGCAGTAGTATCTAGCAATTCTTGAGGACAAGGAAAAAGCTCCTGAAAAGAAAGCTGAACAGCCTCCAATTCCTTAAGAATGTCAATGGGACCAGTAATCGTTGCACTATTATTGCACCAGTTAGGCATGATAATTCTCCTTAAATAATTTCACTCAGAATCTTCTGAATCTTCAGAATCAATAGCTTGAATTAACTTCTTAGAAAGATTCAATAGCTTCTCAGCATAATATCGCTCATTATCAGACAAGCTATCAATTCCATTATTTTCCAAGGCTTCCAAACAATCTTGAAAATCTTGGCATGTGTTCTCAAATCGACAATAACTCATATTCGGCATGATCTTGTACCTTCCTGCCAATAAGATAACACAGGATCTTTTCTTGTCAAGACCCTTTCACTCTATGTTATAACCCAGTTCAAACTTTGACTTAAATCTTCTCAGAATCACCTAAACGAATATGATGATCCAAAGCTTGAATTACAAACTCCTGAAACTTCTTTTTGCTCCAGCGTTTCATTCCAGTAGCTTTCATAATACTAGCTTTGGCTTCCTCATCTACCTCAAAAATATATTCAGCAGATCCGTCAGGATTATCTTTGATCTCTATAACTTCGATCTTCATAGATGCCCCAAATAAGCATCTTCCAAATTATCTACTTGATGAATGTGCTCCTTATATTCAGGTTCACTATCTTCATCATAAGAAATTTCTTCTCCAAAAGAACGAGCCCAATAATTACCCGCTTCATCTAGTCCCAAATAAAACTCATGGCTGGAATTATGACCTACCATATAAAAGTCAATTCCATTAATGGTTTTAAAAACCAGCTTATCTCCTTTAGGCATAGGTATATCACCCCACCGATAATTGGCAGCTAGTCTTTGAACCACTTTTTTACGTTCTTGAATTTCTTTGGGGCTCATTTTTCAAATTCCCTTAACTTTATAGTCTTCGATTCTCATAGTATAAGCTCCAGCATCCCAGGCATCAAAACCCACTTCATTCCAAGTCAAATCTTCATCAGGATGCTTTTGTCTATGGGCAGCTTTTAAAGCCAATTCCCTACAACTATAAAGATCAATAATTGACCATTCGCCATTATTATGATGAATTGACAGCATCCAAACTTTCATTTCAAACCTTTCCAGCCATTATCTATCCCGAAATAAAGCTTATATCCAAAACAAATAACATTAATTAAATACAAGCTGGCATATGGAATAATTGTAAGTCTAATTTTATTAGAAAAATAAAATCCAGGTTCGGTAGGAAGTTTGATAAATCCTGCTGTCAAACCCATATCTCAATCCTTATAATGACGGCTCCGACCATTAAGAACCATTTTCTCAAACTGAGAGAACTCGCAACTATTCTGCAATAGGCGCTTCCAAGCAATATGAGCAGATTCCATTTCCCGCCCGAATCGACGATAAATCATAAATGCCATATCGCAAGAATCTTCATAATTAAACTTCTCGCCGCAAACCGTGGTAATATCCATATCGCCTCCCATAGCTTTCACCAGTATAAGACCGAATCTTTACTTGTCAAGCCCCAATCACGGAATCAATCCCACGTCCAAAATATTGTTTGGGCTTAGGTACATCCGGCAAATCATTGCAATACTTCTTGCCTTCTACCAAATCAATTTTCTTTAGCTTCTCTACAGGGAAAATTTCTTCTTCGTATCCATAAACCTTTTCAAAAGGATGCTTATCGGATAGTTGCATCTTTATTGGAACCATTCGATTCTGATAACTTACAAAAACTCCTCCAAACAAATCATGAATTTGATCCTTGGGCTGTAGAGTAATCTTTTGATAAGCTATTCCAAGCATCTGAGAACTTCCAACAAAACTATTGGAAAGATATTTCCCCACAGGAATATATGCCTCAAACGGCTCAATCACCTCAAAATAAGAATTGCCGGAAATATTGCTGAGATTGTTTTTGTACTTCATAATCAATAATTAAATATTAAATTATAGTTCAATAAATTATAGAAAAATATTCCACAATTTATTTTTATAAGGTTTTATCCTTATTGGCTGAACTAATACAGCCTCTATCCCATCACTAAAAGCTTCTGGGATTTCCTTTCTCAAGATATTGTAAGAGCCATTAACATCAGCATTTATTTTGGTTCCAGATTTAGACTTAAATAAGCCTCTTTTCAATCTTCTTCCCATATATTTTTTCTGCTTCTTAATGGGCTCTAAATCTAGAAAACTACATTTGCTAGTGTAACTTTCTTCTCTTTCTACAATATCTATTCCTTCTAAAGCACATTTATATTTTAACAAAGCAAAAAATTTGCTATGCGGGATATTAATAAAATTTTGATTATTTTTATTACCCATATTAGTCTCTTGTTTCCAGGATTTGTTGTGTCCGATAACTAATTTGAACACTCCATGAGAAACTAAATGATTAACTAAATATCGACTAGCTTTATGCATATAATCAGATATTTTATCGTTGCGCTTAGAAGTAAGTTTTTTAATTTGTTTTGAAGTTTTTTGATCTCCTGTTAATTTGGACTGCAATTCAGATCGTTTTTTATTATAAAACTGATTTATAGATTTTAGCGGACCACCTGGAATGATTATAGGAGATCCTTTTGTAAAAGTAACCGTAGCTAAATTAGATACTCCAGGGTCTAACGCAGCAATAACATTACCATTAGATTTAGGCTTTTCAGTTTTATTGTATACTATTTCAATTGTGTGATAAATGTCGCCGGGAGTTATTCTGACTTGACAGATATCTTTGTGTGGAATTTTTGTTGGTAATGGCAATTCAGCAATTCCAGAAGGTGACATTTTTTTCTTAGATATTGCTTGAGAAGTGAAAATTAATAAATTTCTACCTTTAGTTTTGTGTTTGAATCCTGGTAATTTTGGAGCTGAGGTAAACTTGACAGGATTCTTTCTAAATGATTTAAGTGCCTTAAAAAAGCTTTTAAAAGCGTCATCAACTTGCATCAATACGTGTTGTGCGACTTTAGCCGGTAGCGCCCTGTAATCTATTTGATTTTCTAAAGCGAACTGTTTATCTAAGACATGATAACCTAGATAAGTTCCGGTAATTTCAAAATGTTTTCTAAAATGATAGACGGCAGAATTATAAAGATTTTTTGATAAAAATAATTTCTTATCAAGAATCTTTCCTTTATAGGAATTTTTATTGATTCTATGCCTCTCTACTAATTGCACAAGTATATGTACTCATATTACCTGTTTGCAAAATAAAATTTGCAAAATAAAAAAAATAATAAATAATTTTCTACATTTTTCTACATTTAGTTATATGCTTCTATAAAACATATGTCTGTTTACAATACCAGTTGTCAAAAGGATAATTACTATGTCATTAAAATCAATTCTTAAAGTTGCAAATTATTATAGCGTTAAATATAAGCTTGGTTCCTTGGAATCTTCTGAAGAAGCAAAAGAAACAAATTATTTTGTAATGATATCGCCTTTATTTGGAGATGTGACTGAAAGATATGATGTAACTGGAAAAAATTGGGAAGATGTTGTAGAGAAAGTCAAAAACATAGAATCTCTAAAAGGTCGTAAAATTGGCATGGAAAACTATGTAGACATCAATAAAAGAAAAATTACTCTTTATGATAATGAAGATATGCTTGAAGCAAAAATAATAGATCGCGATTATGAGGATAGGAAATATCGTTGGCAAAAAGAATATTATGCTCCAGCTTGCGGAAATGGATCATGTGATGGAACTTGTCGAAAATGCGATCCAGAAGCCTATTGAGAATTAAATCTTATTGATTAATTTTAAAATGCGCCACCCCCAATGGCGCATTTCTCTTTTTCATTCACTTATGCCTGAGACACTTCACTTCCGAAATATGAACTTGTCCGGTTTGACCGCACCTTTGACAAATCCCTCGATAATTCTCCAC